GCGCCGACCGCGCCAATCGTCACGCAATCAGCGGAGCCAACACCGACGCCGCGAAAGAACTGTATCGAGAACGGCGTCAAGGTCCCGTGCCCATAATCAATATCGTGCCCCCAAAAGGACTCACCCAATGAAATACGTTGCTATATGCCTCTTGCTGTTCACAGCATTCATTCTCTCCGCAACTCTCGCCGTTTCCGCTGACACGATCACCGGCACAGTGATGGCCGTTGCGGACGGCGATACTATCACGGTACTGGACGCGCAACTTGAGCAGCGCAAAATCCGGCTCAATGGGATTGACGCGCCAGAGACAAACCAGGACTTCGGCCAGGCCGCAAAACAAAAGCTCTCGGATTTAGTCTTCGGCAAAAACGTCGCGGTGGTATGGAGCAAAACCGACCGCTATGACCGAATCCTCGGAACCGTGACGGTCGGATCCGCTGACGCCGGACTGGAGCAAATCAAGGCGGGAATGGCCTGGTACTTCCGCAGATATGAATCGGATGTGCCGGAGATTGAGCGCCGTCTCTACGCCGCAGCGGAGGCGGAAGCTCGGATACGCAAGCTTGGCCTGTGGAGCCAATCAAGCCCAATGGCGCCGTGGGACTGGCGAGGTCGCACTGAATCCCTGGCCGTCGATCCGCAGCCGGCAACGCCGACAACACCGGCAATGCTATCCTATCCGCCGGCCCCGGCTTCCGCCAGGCGCGACAAGTCACGTTCGACTACGAGTTCGTCCCGCAGATCATATTCGGTTCAGTGTAGCGCCACGACAAAGCGAGGATCTCGATGCTCACGGATGACGCTCAGCTCGAATGGGCGATGTTGGCAGCACGGTGGGAATTGATTCAAAACTATGGCCAAACCCAAAGACTCCATAGACTCCCTGCTCACCTTGCCCTACACCGAGTTGATCGACGGCAAGCCTTACGTCCGCCTGGTATATCGGGACGAGCGCACGGGCCGCCGCCGCACAGGCCGCAGGCGCTTCCACTCCGTGGCCGATTACGCGCCGGCGCTGGAGAATCTCAAAAAGCGGATCGGCGCCCGCCCGGCGGACTACGATCCGGAGAAGATTACCTTTGAAGAACTTCTGACCGAATTCAAAAAAGCGAAGAAAATTCCGGAGTGGTACGAAAAGCCGATAAAGGAGCACTTCAGCAAGCAGAGGCTGAAAACGATCACCTACGGCGACCTTAAGGAGTTCAAGGAGAAGCGCGAGGCCGTCAGGCACAAAGTCACGAAAGAGCCTCGCAAGCCGGCGACGATCAACCGCGAGCTTGAATTCCTCCGTGAAGTCCTGCTCTATGCGATCCGGCATGAGTGGCTCGCGAAAAACCCGTTCAACAAAGGCGAAACGCTGATCCCAAAATCCGAGGAAGAATCCCGTCACCGAATCCCCTCGCTTGAAGAGGAGGCGGCAATCCTGGAATGGTGTTGGAATTTTGAAACCTGGATCCGGCGCAAAGCTGAAGCGAAAGGGATCAGCGGCCACGAGCTGGCCGAAGCGATCGGCGCTGAAGCGATGGCCCGGATCGAGGCGGGGAAGGGGATCAAGGACGCCGACATTTCAGCCGTCGCCCTGACCCTCGACGAGCCCTACAAGGCCGCCTGGGAGATAGCGCGCGGTCGCCGCTCGCATCTGCGCCCGATCCTGATCGCGTTGCGGGATACGGGGCTGCGGAAATCCGCGCTGCTCTCGCTTACATGGAGCCAGGTGGACTTGGCCGAGGGATTTCTCAAAATCCCCAAAGGCCCGCGGAACAAGAAGCGCCCGCCGCTGATCGCGATAACTGATCGACTCAAAGAGGAGCTATTGAAACTCTGGGAGAAATCTGACAGGCAACCGACAAGCCAAATTTTTGGCGGGATCAAGGATTTCAAAAAAGCCTGGGGCCGGATCTGCGAGCTGGCCGGCGTCACCGACCTGCACATCCATGACTGGCGCCATCGTCACGCCACCGATCTGGCAGAAGGTGGCGTTGACGAGCGGCTTGCGCTGATCGCGCTTGGCCACAGCAACAGTGAGACTCACGCGATTTACACGAACCTGGACAAGCGACTCGCGCGGGAAATCGCGGAGAAATTGAACAAGCTGCACGAAGATCGGGAGCGAAAAGCTGAAGAGCCGCCGGCGGCTTCCGAGTTAATAAATTGATGTGCCAGTCCATGTGCCAGGAAAATAAAAAGGGTTGCGGTTTTATTCCCGCAACCTTTTTATTTCCAAGTCGGGGCGATAGGATTTGAACCTACGACCTCTCGGTCCCAAAAAACGCGGCCCCTGAAGCGTCTGTCGGGCCCGCTGTAATCGCCGTAGCCGGGCACTGAAAGCACAGTATTTATAGCCGCAGCGCTACCCTTTCTTTGATTTCACCGGCCAGATCGAGCTGAAAAATCACTCTGCTGTGCCAGCGCCGGCGCCAGTATTGTGCCAGTGCTTTCTTGATTTGATTGATGGCTGTGGTATTCTGCCCTCGCAACAAATCACCGCGCCCTCTTTCCGCGCCAACGGGGAGGCGATTAAAAATCCATCTCCAAACAAAATAATGCCCCGCGCGTTGCCCGAAAACTCCGCGCGAGGCTGCCGCACATCCATTTAACAGAGCTGTGCGACGGCGCGAGTCTATTGCGCGCGCAATGGATTGTCACGCCCGCGCAGACTCCCAAGAGAGGGAGAAATGAATCAATCATCTTCGCGTAGCATTTTTGACTGGCTGATCTTTCTTGTCATCCACCTGGTGTTGATCGGTGGAATCTCTTACGCGGGCGTCGCTATCTACGGTCATACACTTGGCGCATGGGTCGCCACCTCCGCTATCGTGGCCGGCTTCGTCTCAATGTATTTGTTCGCCAAGGACGTGCCCGGCGAAACCCTCATGAAGATCTGGCTCGGGCTGGCCGTTGCCCTCAATGCTGGCTATCTCGTTCACAACGGGGCGCGCGCCATCGGCGTCCGGGCATATAACGACGCGCAAATCAGAAAGTTTGAGGCGGGCATGGCGCAAGCCGCCCGGACTCGATCAAGAGCAGTTGCGCGCCAACTGGGACTGAGCGCGAAAGACGCAAGCGCGCTGGAAAGCGTCTTCGATGATGGTGTGAGTTTGATTGCCGCCATGCTCGCCTTCTTCGAGCTGGCCAGCGCGATCGTTATCTTCTCCGTCGCCTCCAAGAGATCAACAAAGCCAGAGCAGGGAGACGTTGCGCCGACAGGACAGACCGCTCGCGTCGATTACCCAAGTGAGAGGAGCTACCGTATCCTGTCAGACGGTAATCGCACGGAGGATGTAAGCCAGATATGGCCGGCGGAAGTTGATCCAAGCGGAGGCGCCGGGGAAGACGATAGGCGCCCAAAACCGATGCCTCCACGGTGAGCGATGCGGGCGAGGAAACACGGCGGGAATACTTACTCGGAGCGGAAGACTTCGAGGCCTCGCCCGAGATCGTGGAGGTGAGCGAGGAACAATCCAACGTTGGCAAAACGAACTTTGCCAACAAAAAAGAGACTTCGGATTTAACGGGCTACGACCCTTTTGCCAACGTTGGCAAATCGCCTCGCAAAGTGCTGCCAATGCCAACGTTGGCAAAATCGCAGAAGTTATTCGATTTCAAGGTTTTGCAGTGGTATCGCGCGGCGGGGAAGCCCCTATCTCCGAAGGGCTTCTACTGGCAGTCCAGCGGTAGTAAAACCGTGAATGGCGCCAACAAGAAAAAGCGCATCGTGCACGGTTGGACGCTGGTCAAAAACGGCAAATGCCAGGGCTGCCGTAAACGTTACAGACCCCCCATTGCATATCTCAACGGGGAAGCATGGAATTCACTGAAAGGAGAAAGTTATGAGCGCCAAAAGGCAGAAATTAGACTGCTACTTGGAAAATGCCAACGACGGCTTAACGATCTACGATGCTCCGAATGTTTGTCGCGAGATCATAGCCAAGTGCCAATCGTTGGCCGGGCGGGTTGATCCGGACATCGCCAAGGAGATTCTCGAGATCGGCGAGGACGCAAAGAGGATGTTAGACGCGATTGTTGCATCTGTGGATCAGATTCTAGCGATCGAGGCATGACCTAGAGTAACTGGGCGAACGCGGGGAGAGGCAGAAATGAAATCAAAATCCACCATTCGGCGCCACCTGAACCAGTTAAGGAAGGAAGCGATTGACGTAGACGATCCAGTCTTAAGGCGAATCGCCTACGCGATGGAAACCGCCGTCCGTTGGGCGACGGAAAACACTGTTGGGTGGGATTCGCTCTTAATAGAGGCGCAGATGCAGGCGACATATCTGAAGCAAGAAATTGGCTTAATAGCCGATCCAGCCACTGAGTTACGGCGCCTTGCCGCCACCATATCGGAAGGGAAACCAAAGACGAGCACGACCTGGCACATGCAGATCAGTTATGACTATATGGTGAAGGTTGATCCCTTACCCTGTCCGTTTTGCGGCAAAGAGCCAACCGTCTACGAAGGCTATTCGGGTTGGCATATTGTCTGTTTTGGATGCGAGTGCGGACCCGGAACGGCAAGGCATAAGCGAAAAGAAGAAGCCTTAACAGTTTGGAACGAACGGAAACCGAAAGAAGAGAGCAGCGATTGATTCTTAACAAATCGTTTCAAACCTGACCGCCTCCCCGCACAAAGGAAAGAAAGGAGAAAATCATGACTAACAGAGAACTCGCTGAACAGATCGCTATGGAGTTATTCACTAACGGATTCCACAGCCGCGCCGACCGATTGCAATTGTGCGACGCAGATAACCGTGACTTAGGCGGCTGGGGATTCAAATCAGCCGTCGATGTGATTGAGAGGGTGCTGAACAATGAATTTAAGTAACCAGGATATTGCGCGAGCACAATTAATACCAGTTGATCGTTTCTGGTATCTACTGACCTGCGCGCTTGGCTCGGAGAATACCGCGCGGTGCGAGTTAATGTTACTCAACGGAGCGAGTCCGGAATGGATCGCCCAGCATGACCAGGGAGAGTTGCCCGTTTTAATCAAACTGAAGTTCATTGAGGCACTGGAGTACAGGCGCCGGCAGTTACTTGCGATCAATAATTGAAAATTTGAGTCAAACATCGTCCTATTTGCGCCCCAATGTAGCCATCGGCGCGGTTTCACCATTGGAGTTTACGGAGGAGGGGGGGGGCTAATGCGTGGCATCGGGCGAAATTTGGGCGCTGCGTGGGCGTGAAAGAATACCGTGAGGCGATGGGCATTGCCAGATTGCGGCGCTCCTCCGGAGCGTAAAAGGGATGGTTGTCCTGAGCGGCTATGCTTGCCCGCTTTACGCCGACAAGGAGAGGAAATGATATTGTGTCCAAAGTGCGCTGGCGACACCGCGAAGCTTCGGGCCAAGTTGGCCATCACCAAGGCCCGCGCAATCGAGGCTGAGGCTGAGGCCAAGCTAAAAGCGGCCCTCAATGATCCCTTGGGATACTGGGAAAGCCGCGCAATCGCAGCCGAATCCCGTGCCGAGGCCGCAGTGCGTGAGCGGGACAAGGCGAATGAACGGATTGCGTTTCTCGAAGCGGAGCTGCTGGGCGTAAAGGAGAGACCGGTGCTACAAGTTATTCAAGACAATTTGGGCGAAACAAGTTTCGTCCTGGAGGGATAACAATGGCAACGAAACGAACCGTTCATATCTGTTCATTTACAGTCGGAATTGACGAGTTACCGCTCAAGCAACAAAGCAATCTACGCGCCGTGCTGACCATTCTCGCTGAAACCAAATGCTTTTCCGTGTTTGAAGCGACGGCCAATCAAACTATTGCTGCCACAATGGACAAGATAGGCCGACATGGCTACATCAAGTCCGTTGGCGGTTCGTATCCTTGGTGCGAGATTGAAATCACGGAAAAAGGCCAAGCATTGCTAGACGAGGCGCTGCGAGCGGAGGGCGCGGCAGAGAAGAAGGAAAGAGTGGATTGATGATGGCAGTAAAAGCTCCTGCCAGAGCTGTTCTCAGGTTTCATGGTGGAAAATTCAGAATATCTGACTGGATTATTTCTTTCTTTCCATCACATCAGAAATACGTTGAACCGTATTGTGGCGCCGCATCCGTCCTGATGCGCAAGCCGCGCGTCGCCGGCGAGATGATCGGCGACCTCGATGGCGAAATCGTGAACCTCTTCCGCGTTCTGCGTGACCCGGCGCAGGCGAGGGAACTGGAGCGCCTCGTCCGGCTTACTCCTTACGCCCGGAGTGAATACGAGGCCGCCTACCTGCTAGCAAGCGACCCGATCGAGCAGGCGCGCAGGACGCTCCTGAAAGCGTCGGCAGGCTATGGCGCAGATTCGCTAATTTACGGCAGATGTGGATTCCGAGACAACTTGACCAGGAGCAAGATTCCCGCAAGCGATTGGGCAAACTATCCTGACGCTATAGCGGCGATGACGGCGCGCCTCAGCGGTGTTGTGATAGAGAATCGGCCCGCGGCGGATTTGATCAGGAAGCACGATACACCGGACACGCTCTTTTACTGCGATCCGCCATACCCGCACAGCACGCGAAAGGGGCATGGCAAGCGCGTTCACTTGTATCGCTTTGAAATGAGCGACGACGAGCATTGCCAGCTTGCGGCGCTCCTCCGGAGCGTAAAAGGGATGGTTGTTTTGAGCGGGTACGCTTGTCCGCTTTATGACGAGTTATTTAGTGACTGGGAGAGAGTCGAACGCGCAACTCATGCAGACGGCGCGAGGGATCGTACCGAATGTCTGTGGCTCTCGCCTGCGACGAAGGCGAGGCTGCATCCGACGTTATTTTGATTCTTTCAAGGAGAGGAAATGAGCTTGTGTTCAAAGTGCGCTGGCGATGAGGAACTATGAATGAATGTAAACCATACTGAAGACATCTGCGAGTGTGGCGACTATCGCAAGCAGCATCCCGATAATGGCGCTTGCAATTTGAATGGGCTGGGTCACGGAATGCCATTCCGCGAAGGTAAGTGTGATCGGTTTCGCCCAGTGTATTTGCACGAGGCGAATTATGACGTTTATGACGAGCTTTGGGAGAACGAGCGCGACGACTGGGGATGTTGTCTCGGCGATGAATGTCTGATGCCGTCTTACGATCATCGCGCCAGTGAGTGTTACAACGTCGAGATGGCTGAAGCGTGGGCTGAAGAGTGTGAAACTGACGCTGGCGGAGGATAAGAAGTGATGAAGACATTATACGATTAGGAGTTCCGCCCGCTGAAGACGCGCCTTCGCTGCGGCCCCGCTGGGGCGCTGCCCAGGATCTGCTATGCCGCCCGCCCTTGCGGGTGAGCGCGAATAGGCTAATGAGGCAATTGAGTTTCAGGCTGAATACATGGATTGAAGTTAAGGATGGCAACAACACCGCCCGAGAGATTTACGACGGTCATTACTCCCGGCACTTCTACGCTGATGGGCGCAATCCGAAGCTCTTTGTAGGGCCAGGCGAAAAGGTCGTGCTGATAACCCCGGAGGCCGACGCGCTCTTTATCTGGCGCAAATTCGTGAGTGCGAACGGACAGCAAGGCGTTAACTGCTCAACATTCCGCAATGAGTCGGAGAGATTGAGCAGCGAGTTGATTTTAGAAGCTGAGCGCTTCGCCTGGTATTACTGGCCGGGTGAGAGGCTCTACACATACGTGAATCCGCGCGAGATTCGATCCACTAACCCCGGCTATTGTTTTCTGATGGCTGGCTGGAGGAAGTGTGGGATAACGAAATGGAACAAATTACTGATACTCGAAAAGTACGCGGTCTGCGAGCCGATCGCGCGAGGCGGTTAGGCCACTGAAGGGTAACATGAACGATAGATTTCAATATTACATAAAAAACTCATATCCGGTTCCGAATGAAGGCCCTTACGAGGCGGGCATTAGAAAGGAACTCTTACAGAAAGAGCAGTTTCGTACAGCGGTAATACTGCATGGCCTACGAGTGCTACCTATTTTGCGTCGAATGGGGAAAGGCGAAGTGAGGATGATTCTGGATGACGCGTTACCGCTGATGCTCGCAGAGGATCTATCCGTCCAGAATCATCCCCACTTCGATTTGCCATCGTGGGCCAGTCGCAAAATTAGTGGCGGTGAGCTAGGTGCGGTAGTTATCTTCGGCTGCTGGGTCTGGGCGGGCGAGCGACCAGATTTATGCTACACGCTTTGCCAAGATTGGCCGGAGATTGAGGGGGTATGCCGTCTTCTGGAAGTATTATCGTGAGACAGGGCGGCGGAGCGGGCGGAAGAAATAATTATGCCCTGGCACGCCTCCATTCGCGCGCTCGCTATTCGCTCGCACCGCTCACTGCTGGGGGCCGGGGTCGTCGGCGGCCCCTACAGGGCATGCTCTCTCGGACATTGACACCGAACGCCGTTGTTCATACACTAAATACATGAACTCCACACCAATCGACACGACAACCATCGGTATTCAGAATGCCAACGCCTATCTGCTCTCGCTAGTGATAGCGGCGCGCAAAATCAACGACCCCGATCTGAGCGAGTGGGACAAGCCGGCCATCCTGCTGATCGGGCAAGAGCACTTCCCCCACCTGGAGCTACTATTCGCGGAGCTTGCGCGCCTCTATGCGCTCGAGGATCGAATGCGGGCGCAGCGCTCGGCTGCCGGAAGCAAAACGAGCAAGCGCAAGAAGGCGGCGGCGAAGAGGGCGTCCGCGGCGCGGAGGCTCCCTGACGACCAAGTTTCGCCGGAAGCGATCTACCAGCGGAAGCGGAGGGCGCGGCTGAAGCGGGAGAAGAAGGTGGCAGGGGAATGATTGTTAACTTGGAAACAATCGTTTTTCGCAACTTATTGATTTTAAAGGAAATATAGTTGCGAAAAATGATTGACACCGAACGGCGTTGGATGTACATTCTCACCATCGAAAGCGGCAATAGGGCCGCGCGAAAACAGAGGAGAAATTATGTCAAACATCACAGGAGGAAACGCCAAAGGCTGGAAAGAAGAGCAAACGGTGTTCGGCGTCTTTTGGCGCCGCGGGAACGAGAAATACGAATCACCGGCGCCAGTCTTAATCTTCACCTCCGAGGAGGAAGCGAAGGGTGTCTTAGACAACCAGATTGATAATCCGCTGGTGCACGGCTCGCTGTCGAATGTTGTATCCGGGTGCGTAAAGAAGGGGCGCACCGTTAAGGGTGCGAGCAAGGTCGAACTGATCGCTACCGTTTACGAACGCGGCAAGCGATTCCTGTAGCGGCGTGGCCAATTCACCGGGGGCGGCCCGTGCGCCCAACTTAACAACTGCGGCAATAGGGCCGCGCGAAAACAAACGGAGACAACAATGGCAGACCTAATGAAATACGATGACGGGAGCTACGTTCGCAAAGCAACGACCGAAGAACTGGAACGCAGTAATCGGGCTGCTGAACGTGATGGCGGGGTCGGCGCCATCACGGTTGAAATTAACGGCGAAGATACCACCTGCTACGTGGTCGAGTAGCCTTACCGCGCCGCGTGGCTCCGTGCTGTAACAGCCGCTCGGTGAGAGCCTGCGAAAGCAGTCCACGCGGCGTGACCAATTCAGTGGGGCGGACACTCGCCCCACTCACCAACTGCGGCCATCGGGGCCGCCGATAGGCAGGGAGAATAAAATGGACAAAAAATTCCACGTTTCCTATCGAGCGATAGGGCGGACAGGAAACAAGATATTTGGATGGACAGACCTGGATGAGGTCTGCAAAGCGGGGATCGAATTTGCGGCCTCGTCGGGCCAGAATGTTCGAGTGTTCGCTACGGTATGCCTAAATAGCGTACCGCAGTTTGAAACACTGCTCATGACGTTTACCCATGAGGGGCGGGTCATCAAGGCCTCCGATGGGTCAGCGAGAAGCATGTAGTGACCCAATCAATAACTATCGCCGGACCGCTCCGGCAAAAAAAAAGGGAAATAAAATAATATGTCGAACAAGAGGGCAGCTATCGCTGAAACCTTCGGGGAAGTTTACGGCTTCCTACATGTTGGCTGCGAGAGCCAATATGACGGTTCGGATTCGGCGTCGACTAAGACGATCTTCGTCTGCCAGACGAAAGAATCATATGACGCGCTGGCTAGAAAGGGGGCAATCCCCGAAGCGCCGGAAATAGCCCTGAAGCAATGGAATGAAGAACCCATTGAGAACATGGTGCAGTTTGAGTTTCATAAATGAGTTCGAGTGCGGCAATGGGGCCGCTGAAAAACAACACGGGCTGCAGCGTTCCGCAGGGCAACAAAACAGGAGATAACACCAATGACCATGACTATTGAGCAAATTGAAAAACTCGTCGAAACGGCGAGCCTGATCACTTCGGAGAATGGCCGCACGTCCAATGTCGGCGTCCGCGAAATGTACCGCCTAGCCGACAAGCGGGTGCTGAGCGTCTGCCGCGACAGCGCCCAGAACGGACGTATCGTGGAATGGAAAATCACGACACGCAAGCCCGCGCGCTGGAACGTGGATACGTGGTAGTTCTTATTATCGCGCCGCGTGGCTCCGTACAGAGTGCCCACGCGGCCATCAAACAAAGGAGATAAATATGATTATAGATGACAGAATTAAAACAGCAGATGGAAGGGATTACGGCTGGCTATGCCATGCCAACGCCGAGCATATAACAGATAAAGAATTGCGTAGAGAGGTAGAGGAGGCGCTTGCGGAACAGGAGGCTCTCGTAGAGGAGTTGCGACAGCAGATCCTCGGTGGACATCTCCAGACCGCGGAATATGAATACGAGGTCGGACGCTTCCGGCCCGTGGAGTATGAGTACAATGAGGAACATTTCCATGAAGACGCTCGAGCTATTCTGCTGGCCGAGGATGGCCGATGGCTGCTTCACGTCTGGAGCGGCTTGGCGTTTAGGTTTACTACTACACCCGAACAGGTTCAGGAGAGCAGCATATGAGGATAAGCTCAAAAGAGATCAAGAGGGAACTGTCCCTCTACGAGGCCCCAGAGCCAGAGACGCCGTACGAGATAGCCGTCTCTTGGTTGCAAAGGCACGGCGTCCGGATGCTGACTGTTCACCCGGATGACCCACCGGGCGCAGTCCTCATCGCCGAGGCGGTCAACTTGGCCGCCAAAGTTATTTCGCCACATTTCTATGATTTCAAGGCGGCCTGCTTCGACTGGGCCGCCGAGCAGCATGGGGTGATATCGGGGTGGGGGGATGATGAGGCCTTTTATCTCTACCACCCGCAGATAGGGGTCGTGTGTGCGCACGATCCCAATGAGGAAATCGAAGCTGAGGGATACTGGCCACACCCGTGGCATGGCGTCGATAGACAGCCATACGCGTTCGAGCAACTCACTGACCACGAGCTGCTCGCTTATTTCTGCGAGGCCACGCGGCCTGGAGACTATGATTATGTTTATTGAACAAAAGGGCTATTGGGCCCAAAAGATCGCGCAAGAGGGCAACGATCAATGGGAAGCACAAGCGGAAACCTTGGAGTACTATTACCCCGAGGCGTTCGCCAACTATCTAGTTGGCGAAGCTTCCCAGTCAGACATGACCCAACTGGCAGGCTGCCTGGAAGGTGAGGCAGGGGGTAATGCTCGGCATGTAGCCACATACTCCTGGAGGCATCGCTAAACGGGGAGGCTGTTTAATAATGCGCCGGCGGCAACAGCGCCGCGCAAGAACAAAAGGAGAAGAAAATGCCATACATGGAATCAATCAGAACTCTCGGAAAGGGAGAGTTAAAGAAGCAGCTCACATCTCAACTCAATAGAGCGGCGATGCGGCTAGGAGTTCATCCCAATTCTGTCTATCGCGGACATGGGGATGAATTTTATACCTTCACCCAGGAAGGCTTGAGGTTTGTTACTGTGGACACATCTCGCGCGAGCCGAACAGCGGACGCGGGATGCGCCGGAGGAGGGCGCGAAAAATGACGATAGACGAGGCCAAAAAAGCCAAGATCATTTCCGAAAACGACGGCTTCAACTTTGAAAACAAAGAAGCTGTCGCTGTCATCGCGGCAAACGCGCCGCGATTGACCGATGAAGCCACAGTAGTAGGCCTTCGCCTAAAAGGCGGAGAGTGGCAGGACTACAATGTGCCCGGCGGTGTGCTAATTACCGCCGAGCGCTTTATTAACATCCGCAATTGCTTCTACGTCCCCCGGGGGACGTGGGAGGCTGCCAAGCCCATCTTCGCGGCAGAGCGCGAGAGGCGGGAGGTAGCCCGGCGCTCTGCCGGTTACACGCCGCATCATGAGGTCTCAATGGGCGGTCATCACGAATAGACTGCCCGATCATGTCGCCGTCGCGCACTCTTCAGGCGAGATCATCTCAGAGCCGGTGGGTGTGTGGCGGCGACGCCAAAATCATGAACAAACTACTAAACTCAGCGATGGCGCCACGGCTCGACCTGCGGTATGACTTCGAGCCAGTGACCGCCCAGCAATTTGCTCACATTTTGCGCGCTGAAAAATTCGAGTCGTTCATCGGTTACCCCGAGACGGCTCGAATCCTGGAAGAACTGGCCGGGGTGAATATCCCGGTCAGTCGAAACCAAACCACCGTTGAGCCGGGCGATAAACTGCTGATTGCCAGGCTGAAGTATCGAATGGCGAGTTCGTCCCAAAAGGGGCAGACCAAGCATTCAATTACGGACTTTGAGTTCGCCATCGGGCATATCTCCCGATGGCGATAGGAATGGGATCGTACCAATTCGTAAAAAAGGCGCTAGAAGCTGAGCGCCCCGATCTACTCCGGGCGCTCAATCCCCGTCTATATCAAGGCGCGGATCGGTGGGAATCTCCGATGGTTCCCGCTGTGCACCTGGCAGCGATACTTGACGCCTGGGGCGATCCGACGCTTGACGGCGTTCCGGGCGCGCGCGACCTGATGACCCAGATGGTTGCGGTGACCGGGGCGCGTGCGCTTGAGTGCGACGTCCCAACGTATTTCGTTGAGCCCGATTTAGCCAGCGCTATCAGAGGGGCCGAGCCGCCCGAGGGAGCGCGGTGGACAGATATAACATTCCCGTTCCCGGCGGGAATATTTATGCTTCCTCGCGGCATGGTGACGGATGTCGAGGGACATTCGTACAACTATGTGACGTGGTGTCAGGTGGTCGCGGGGCAACCTGTCGCGATTCCAGGGGGAAGATCAATCGCTTTCGGCAATGAGGCATTGATTTTCTCGTCAGCCTCGATCACCGGGGAAAACTCCCCAACCCTCACCAAGTGCCTCGACGCGAACACCTGGCCGCTTGCTCGGATTGGCGAGAGCACGAAAGTGCAATTGGTCGCCAACCTGAGCGACGCTGAACAGTCCACAATCAACGTACTGGCGCATCTCGCGCTGGGGCTGCTGCTGATCTTCGAGGCGCGGCCAAATCTGTATGTTGAGGGTCGAAAAACCGCTCGCCAACCAAAGGCGGCCAGGACAAGAGGTGGGCGTGAGTTATGGACGCCTCGGCGACTTGGCGCCGGATATAGACGCCCATCGCTGCCCAAAGGCGATGGAACGCACGCGTCTCCCAGGTTCCACTGGCAGCCTGCGAGGTGGGTGCATTATGCGGTCGGGAATTTCAGGAATAATCCTGATTTCGTCTCGTCCGCATCGCTGCCCCGCGACACTCAGGGACAGATCGATTGGGCGAGCGTAGACGAGGAGACGCGGAGAAGATTCTGGAGATTTCACAAGCTACGGCTTGTAGACGAATTCCCGGTTGGGATTCCGGGAGAATAAATGACCATAGGTCAATATCACGACACCTGGAGATCACATGACGATTATCAAAATAACCTGCCAGGAAGAATGGGACGCACTGGGAGATCAAGAAGAGTGGGTAGAAATCCAGATCGTTGCCAACGATGAGGTAACGATCAATCGGACGCCAGGCAATAGCCACGTTGTGGCGCGGGGATCGAGCCACGTTGTGGCGCGGGGATCGAGCAGCGTCGAGGCGTGGGGATCGAGCCACGTCGTGGCGCGGGGATCGAGCCACGTCGTGGCGTGGGGATCGAGCAGCGTCGAGGCGTGGGGATCGAGCCACGTCGTGGCGCGGGGATCGAGCCACGTCGTGGCGTGGGGATCGAGCAGCGTCGTGGCGTGGGGATCGAGCCACGTCGTGGCGTGGGACCAAGTGGTCAATCATTGCCGTCACCAAGGCCCGCGCAATCGAGGCGGCGCACGAGAGAAGTTTACGAATTAATGTTCATCGGAACGGCCGATGAAACAGTGAGACGCCGCAGCCGGCGACAGACGAGGAAGGGATTGAAAAACAGGAATGGTTCGGGTAGGATATACACGAAACCATGCGCCGCCCAAGCGGTGTCTATTGTTCAGCAAACAGTTTTGGTTTCAAAGGCCAGCGCGGTCACCACCGTTGCTGGCCAAGGCCAATGAAAAGAAAGCCGCCAATAAGCGATGCTTATTGGCGGCTTCCCTTTTTCCAACATAACAACTATTATCGGACTCGATAGGTATACCTCAACCCATTACTTTTCTTTATTGTGTAACTGGAAGCATAAATTGGCGGCCTTGCTCCTCCCTTACACTGTCGAGCTTCAATCCTCGGTGATAACCAAATTCCCTACCTTGAATTCAAATGTGTCACCATTCCCGATGGCCTTGCTCGGCGATACGTCGCCCCAATAAAGCAAGTTGCCTGCGGTCGGGTCATCGAAGATCCCGAACGCGACAACGGTCCCCCAGGACGCTGAGGCGGTCGTAAAGGTGATGGCCGTTCCGTTCGACTTGCTCCCGCCGCTCGCGTTCGGCCAGTTGGTGGTATTGTTCGTGACGCTCTTTCGCGCATAACTACCGCCTGAGACCTCCGTTCCGCCGCCAGCGTCGGTGGGAGCGGTGGTGTAGAGCGCGATGTAGACTGTCGCCGCAGGCGTGTAACCGGTCCCGCCGAGCACCTCATCGAGCAGCGTGTTTTCGAGATAGTTAGATTTCGATCCCGGCATAATCCCTCCTTATACGATCCCATAGATCGCCTTCAGCGCGTCGGTGACCGTCGTCCTGTCGCCGCCGCTTAATACGTTATCGAAGATCAGCGCTTCGGCGAACCAGCCGTCGAAGAAAATATCGAGTCCCGTGACCTGACTGCGCCCAAGGCTCGGCGTCGTCGTGAAACCAACCGTATTACTCCCAGTCGTGAAATGCTGCGTCCCGTTGAATCGCGAAGTCCACGCGCCCGACGCGCTCGACACGTTGTAAACATTGGGATCGGCGAGTAACGGCGTCGGGTTGCCGGTTGACTTGCGGACGGTCGTCCCCCAATCGTCGTAAACGTTGTTATCGGTAAATGGCCAGTTCGTCGCAAAACTGGACGTGCCGAATTCCCAGAAGCCCGAAACCGCGCTACTCGCCGGGGTCTCGACTCTGCGCTTTACGACGATGAATATCTCGCCGGCGGTAAACCCTGATAGGAAATTCGGGATGGTCAGGAAGTCGTTAACCGCGTCGAATAGCAATGCGGGTTTACCGCCGATAATGTTCTGCTTGTAGAGCGGTCGCGCGCCTGCGGTTGACTGCGTCAGATCGTTTCCCTGCCCGCTCTTATCCGCCCATGTCGCAACCTGATCGCTGTCCTGCTTGTCAGTGAAGAATCGCGCAGCCACCCACAGTTTTAGGCCGGAAATCGTCGTCGGGTCAAAAGTGGTTCCATACGGGGCCGCCACACCAGCTGATGAGCCGATGCCTGACGCTGCGTAGTTGCCGACGGCGGTCGCGGTTGCGACGCCCTGGGACGAGCCGCGAACGTCTCCCGTAAAATCCGGACTGACGATTATGACGGGCATCAGCTAAGCAGGCTCCTTATCGTGATGGCAACGTCCGCAAGCGTGGCGTCGGGCGACGCCGGCGCGACAATCGTCAGGATGTCGCCAGGCGCAAACGCCGTAGCGGAGGCGAGCGTAAAGGTCGCCACGGTCGCAGCCCCCGCGAAATTGAATGTGCCGAACGCGGCGGCTCCATTCTTCTTGCAATCGAACGTCGTGGACGCTGTCGCAGCGACGCCGGCGACAGCTCGCGATTGCGCGAAGTCCTGTGGAATCGTGAAGGGACGGACGCAGACGAAGCGCATAATCACTTCGGACGCGGCGGGCTTCCCTGCTTTCATCGCGGCCATGTCGTAAGCGTCGGAGGTCAGCGCCACGACGTTTGTCCCATCGCAATAAACGACCGCCCTACCCTTCTGCGGAACGACAACGCCGGTCCCGCCGGAAGTCTTGACCGTAACAGTGAACGCGCCGGAGGTATTATTGTAGACCGCATAAATCTTCGTCCTGGCCGGCGCGATCAGGTTTCGATTGCCGGTCAGGGTTCCAGTCAGGGTAATGATGGCGTTGCGCGCTTGATCGTCGGTCAGGGTTACGTCGGCCGTCGTAATCGCTTGAGACAGAGCGCCGGCGATGGCCTTATCGAAAACATCAAACGCGGCATTTGCGGTTACTTCCTTTTGGCCCTGGCTCGCCTCAATTTTTGTCGCAAGTAGGTTCGTGGTAGTTGCCATAATTACACCGTCGTAGTTCTCACAAAGCCGCGGCCAACGGTGGCCGATATTTGATAGATTTTCACCGTGATCGGATTGCCGGGCGTAAACCCGTCCGTCGTTTGATTCGCCGCCGAATAGCTCGCCGTCTGGCTTGTCGCGTTGATCGTTCGCACGACCGTCGAGCCATTCATGACATCCACTTCATACGCCTCGCTCGCCTCGCTCAGCGGCGCGTCAACATAATCAATCCACGCCCCGCCGACGCGCGTTCGTCTCTTCCATGTGATCGTGAGATTGTTCGACCCGTCGCGTGTTCCCTGTACGTCCACGACCGAGAGCGGCATCAGCGTGCGACAGTTCCACGTGAAAGAGGTCGACGCGGTGTCGTCAATCGCGAAACCGTTTGTCACCGCTTTGAAATTGCGCGCGATATTGCGCTCTGCGATATCGTTCGGAATGAACAGCGCTGCGCCGTCCAGCAATAGAAAGCGAGAGCCTGCGGGTATCGGGCCAAGCGCGAAGTCGCTGCCGCGGCGGCCCCACAACAAGCCCGTCAAGTTCCACCGGTTATCAAAGCCTCCGACCTGTACGGCGTTCTTAAACTGAAAGATCATGCCATCGCCGAGCAGCGCCGCATTCGCGCCGTTGAGGACGACCAACTCCGACGCGCTCTCGAGCGTCGCAGTCGCGCCGTACAGATCAACCGTGACGGTCATCGTCTCGTCGAAAGTCGTAATATTTGTCGGCGTGACCGCGTTCACCAGAACGCCGGCCGTCGCCGGCGCGAGGAATTTTTCGATGAGATCATATCCTGCGCCGCGATCCTTATAGAGCGCGGCTCCATTCCACTCGCCATCAGAGACCGGAACAACGGCCGCGTAATATCCCGCCATGTCGTCAAGGTCGCGCAGCGTCGCGGTGTCAACCAGGAGCGCGATCGAGGCGACAGGGGCGCTGACCGTGGCGGGCGGCCGGCCGTTGCCCGAAGTCCCAGCGATCGCCTGCGAATAGATTTCAAGATGATCGGACGCGCTCTGAAATTCGAGAAGCCCGGGCACGGCGCCCGCGATTTGTCCTATGCGTAGCCGGTGGGAGATCGAGTTCAGGTTGATGGTGACAATATCGGTCGGATTTAAATAGGCGTACTTCCAGGGTAGTCGCATCGCCGCCGATTCTCGTTCGACGTGGCGCTGATAAAGCAGTCGCTCGGCGGCCTGGCGCGTCTCGTCAGGCGAGAGCGCCATCGTCAGCGCTAGTTGCTCAACGCCCTGACTGTAGCCCGTCATGCGATATGCGTGCTGAGTCGTGTTTTCGTGATCCTTGAACGGGTCGAAGGCTGTAACGCTAAGTTGTCGTGGCAATTGATCATCGGCGACCAAGCTGAATTCAAGCTTGTTGCCCATCTCGCCCTGCGTGCTTACCTGATCGCCTTCCCGCATACCCAACTCATCGTTGTCGATCGTTACGACCGATGCGCCGCCGAAGTAGACGCCGGTCAGCGACCCATCCACCGTCTCGAAGAACTCGGCCTTGTACGGCGTCGCCGCCAGCTCCAGAGTCTGGCGCGGGGACTGTGGCTGCTGCACGATCAATCCGCGCACCTGTTGGCCATTGAAGACCGAGAAATCCCGATCGCCCGGCTCGACCTCGACGCGCTCGCAAAGATGGTTTGCGACCTCTGAGAGCGAATCTATATCCGCATTCTCGCAGAGGATCAGGAACGTCGGAACGCCGCCATATTTGCTGATGTTGAAGTTTTCGATGACGAGGTAGGCCCAGCCACGATAGGCGGGCGCGTTCCCTACCCCGACGTCGGCTTCGATTAGCGGATCCGGCAACTGCTCGTAATCCCCTGGATACCAACGCATCGAAGATCCCCCGCCGCCAGCGATCGATGCCAACAGCAGAAGGCCTGCCACCCGCAGTATGAACGGCGATCGAGGATCGGTCAGCTTGGGCGGCACAGTTGTCGAATAAACCGTCGCGCTGACCGCGTTTGGATCGAGTACGCCGGTTGGTTTTCCTGTGGCCGCATCGAGGTCAACGATAAGATCCGCGTTCGCCCAGACTTTCTTGAGCCGCTGCCGGCCTCGCGCAACGAGCACCGCCAGGTCAGTGTAGTAGGTGATCGTTTCAACGGTCTGCTTGGGCGCGCCCTTCCCGCCCTTCTTTTCCTTTGTAACGACCTTGCGCGGCTCCTTACACCAGATCACCGTTCCGGCGGTCTTGATCCCGCCCTTGTTGTCCGTCGCGGGCAGACTGATGGTCAGGTCTTCGACCGTTGAGTTGTGGCAGGCCATCGAGGCGCAAATCCGCAAAGGATAGATCGGCGCAAGCGGCGATGTATACATCAATGTGTCTTTGTACCAATAGGTAACGACGCCGCTGACACAACGAATCCTCAATGTATCGCCCTCGCTCCAGACGGCGTCCAGGAATGCTTTGTTCGGCGGCGCGCCCTCATAAACGAATACGCTATTGGGTGGATGCGGCGTGCCTGACGTATTTAGCTCGGTCGAGACATGCATCGTGTAGCGCCACAACTTGAAATCGAGCGTGAAGCTTCCCGCGTGTAGGCCGAGAAACGAACGACCGCTGTCCCCGGATGTTTCGGCGGCTGAAGCTCTGAATGTCCAGGCGACCTCGAAATCGCCGCCCGTGATCAACTGAATCACCGACCCGCCGCTGTCTCCCGTGCCTTCGGCGTCGGTATAACATTCATCGAAGCCGGTATTGTCGTTTTGCAGGTTACCGTCAGCGTTTACGAAGGCTTTGGTGAGATTCTCCCATACTGCGGCGCTAGTGGTTTTCGCGGGCGCTGCGCCGTAAATTTCCGCTATAGGCGTCCCTTCGTCGGCATTCTGAATGAACAACTCGCCGGACATTTGCCCGCGCGTCACTTTCGGCGGCTTGGGGCCGAAGATGCGCTGGATCGCATAGGAAGCGGCGGAGAATGCCAGAGAGATGAAGAGGGCGGTCAGGCTGAAGGGTTCGGCGCGGTAGACCGGCTGATCGGTCAGTGGGAAGACGCAATCCAGCCAGAGCGCCAGGAAGAGCGCGAGCCAGAGGAGCCAGGTTTTCGAGCAGGTCGCTTGCTTCACGGGTTACGGTTTCCACAATTCTAAGTCAACGAGAAACGCACACTTAAAACCGAGCCAGGCGCTCGCGCGATATGATATGTGAGGCGACGCGCGCGGCGCTTCAATCAGCGTGAATCGAATACCCTTCCAGAGCCAGCGCGGAATCCGGGCAATCGTCCGCAGCCAGGAAACGCGAGCGGTACCATCGCAATGCGGACACGGCACAAAATACCAGCAGTCATCCTGAGAGCCGCCTGCTGCAATTACCGCCTCAATGTAGGCGCGCTCGTAGTCCGATACGGGATCGGGCATGTCGTCACGCCCCTGCAAGTTGAGGTGAGTGGCAAGATGCGCTTTTACCGGATAGGCGCCCATCGCCTCGCACTCAAAACAGCCCTGTAACCAGGATGGCGGATTGCCGTCGTAGCGGTCGGTGAATTCCACTTGTAATTTTTCCATTTATCCAACTCCTCGTATCTGAAAAGCCGCATGAATCCTTGCCCTATGGCTCTTAAGCCACACATCATCAAGCCTATGCTCGACCACGCCGCCGCCCATCTCGGTGGAGCCGAAAGAGTGAATTATGTGAAAGCCCCAGCGCGGATCATGGGCCTGTGTAACCACCATCACATGCTGCAAATGCTCTTTATATTTGATTGCGAGAACGTCGGCGGGTCTCGCCTCGCGCCAGTCCGGGAGTCGCCGGCAGTGGTAATGCAGTAAACAATCGAGCCGGTCATTCTGCGCGTTGCGCTGATAATCCGATTTGTCGTCCCCGACCTTGAGAATGCCGAGGCGCAGCGCCGGCACGACGAGCAGACCCACGCAATCAACTCCATTCTCCATGCGGCCCTGGTGCTGCCAGCGCGCGCCGAGCAACTTGCGGCACTCCGCGACGAACTGCGCGCGCGTGGCGATGATTGGCCGTGTTTCGACTTCGCTCGCTAACTGCGAATCCATTCGATCTTTTCACTTTCGAGAGGTCATTCCGGATACCTCAATAACTTGCCGAACCCGGGCATCAGATGTTGTCCCTGAAAATTCTCCGCATTCGTCCCCGACGGATTGCTCAGGTTCACGAACGTCTTACATTTTGCAAACGTCCGATTGCAGCCCGCTATCACCGTCACCGCATCGCTCGCCAGCGGTAAGAATGGAAATGGACGTTGCAGCGTGATTGTATTGCCGGCGTTGTTCTTTATCTCGCGCGCATAGAATTGATTTTGTCCAGTCCTGAAGTAGATCAACCCGAACTCGAAATACGCGTCGGCTTTCGCCGGCGACAGGCCTAACACCAGCGTGAGCGAATTCGTCACACTCGCGAGTGTTGTTTCGTGCGTGTAATTGTCCATCGGCTGACCGCAACGGAAATCACCTAGCTGCCGCGCCACGCAGAGCGAACCGGTAATATCGCCGATCTCCTGGCTTAGCGGCTGCGATAAGCTTCGCAATTCAGCCGTGAAGCGCCCGTTGTCAAGCTTGAATTCGCCGAACCTGCCCACCATCCGTTGCGCTACACCCATCGTCAGGTCGAGATAGTTGACTGTGATGAATTCAAACCGGGCGTAATCCCAACGTCCGCCGAGAATGTCAGCCTCGGCGACGCCCCCGCTCGAAAGAATGTGCGTCAGTTCGGCGTTGTCCGGACGCAGCCCTGAGCTTTTCCGGTATCGAGTCGGCAGCAACGGCAGAGGGTTATAGACCTCGCCGTTATAGGTGATTTTTCGTGTATGGTCGGTGACGCGAATCACAGTCGGGATGAAGCCGAACACCGCTTCATTGACCGTCGCGCCGGTTGTGGCGATAGAGGTGTCGCAATAGAGCGCGCCGCTTGACGACGTGGCCGATGTGTAGACGAGCGTCCGGTTCAGCCAATAGGTGATCGTCGTTCCGACGCGTTGAACCTTCAGCCAGTCGCCAGCGCGCGCCGCTGTCCCATGGGTGGTCTTCAGGACGCCACCCTCGTAAACCTTCACCGCGCCGTTCAACTCGACCCGTAGCGCGAAGTTAATCGAAGACGCCGCGGCGGTTGTGTTCGACGTGGCAAGTCCGAAATAAACCGTCCCATCGAGCCGCGCGGTCATTCGCGCGTAGAAATCGCCGGTGAAGTTTGCGATTGACCGAGCGGCTGCATCGTCGGTTCCATTCGTTCCGCTGTTCTTTTTCAGATAGCCGCCGCGAGCGGCGACATTGACGATTGAGGCCGCGTCCCATGTGACGACGATCTCGCGCGGGCGTTCCTCGACGCGGAAGAGATGCGCCAGGTAAGTCGCGGATTGCGCCAGATGCGTTTTCATCGCCGCGCTGATCGGCATAGCTCGCTTACTCCGCCACCATGAAAGTCAGACTGAAAGCGCGAACTCAGCCGCCGGAATCTCCAGCAAGGGGAGATCCTGGTAGCTGAGCGCGCTGATGGCGTCCGACATCTGCGGATTGAAAAAGTCGGTTGCGAATCTTACGGGCACGTTGAACAGTCCCGTCCATGTGAGCGCGTTGCCGGCGGTCGGCGCGCTGACAAAAGTCACGATGCCCGTCGTGTAATCAATCGTGTAGTGGGTGGTGAGCGTTTGGAGCACGCCCGCCTTGTATACGCTAACCGTCGCGCTGATGGGCTTGACGATGCGCCGCGTTCGCGTGACGCCGCCCGACGAGTAGGTCTTATAGAGGCCGAAGACAGTCGTTGAGCCGTCGCCTGTCCCGAAATTATTGGGCGCGCCGATGGGCGCGAAGGGTGCGCCGTCGCTCGACGCCCAGAACTCCATCATGTCCTTCATGCGGAAGCCGCGCGCCATTCCGTCTCGGCAATGGAAGAACTCGCGCAAGGAATTCAATTGCGGCTGCGTCAGCAGCGCCGTATTGATCGAATAGCGATGCAGTGGATCGAATCTATTGACGTTCCGCTGGGAGACGCCGGAGAAGGGAGAGGTAATGATGGTGGTAGACTTCTCTGGGCCGCCGGAGATGGCGTTGTAATCAATCACGCCGCCGTCGGGAGTATCGTTTAGGATCGCGGATTCATCGAAGACGGTGGCCATAATTCTCTAAGTCGTCGTTCCTATCACGGGTATAACCGGCGGATCTGAATTGCCAAGCGCGAGACGGTTGCATTCTTCTTGTAACTCTCGATGATCTCGTTCAAAGAATTCGCGCCCATCAAAGGCGTTGTGAATGACCATAACCGAGCCATTGAACTCGATCACGCTCGGCGCGCAGATACAATATTCACTGTTCGTATTGTGCTCGCGCAGGTCGTTGACTGGACAGATATGGATGCGCCCTACAGCCATTATGCTCTTACCCATTTCCCTTCTCTGATCCAACCGTGGTCTCCGCAATAGCAGAGAAAACTTGGGCTAAGCGTCGGGCATTCAAAGCCGCCGCTCAAATCCCGCTGCGGCCGATTCGGTTCACTTGCGATAAATTTACTGCCGCGAAGCCAGAATGCGCCATCGCAATAACCAGTCGGTGAGTCCGATTTATCGTGGCGAATAATCCCGCCGCAAATCTCGCCCTCGTATCTTGTCCAGGTCAACGAATGACCATCACCTAATTCGAGATAAGGCTTCGATCCTTCGTTTGGGTCTGGCCAATCGTTCGTTTCCATCACGTATTCCTCAAAATCGCCGCCTGAATTCCTTGCCCCGCGCGCGTCGCTATCTGCGCCTGCGTTTCAGGCGCGACGCGTCCGCCTGGCGCTGTAATGTTGAAATTGTTGTTGACGATGATCGTCTGACCACTTTGAGCCGTTCCGCTTATCATCTGCCGTGTCTGACTCGCTGGGATGATTCTACCGTTCATCCCCGGGGCAAACAGCTCCATGCCTGCCTCGCCTATCGGATAAACCATCCCTTTGCGTACATCGCCGCCATGCTGTTTACCACCGCCGAATAGTCCGCCGAATAACCCGCCAACGAGACCTCCGAGCAGGCCGCCAACCGAGCCGTATTTACCGCCTGTCGCCGCGAGCATCATTTCGCTGGCCAACGTGTTGAAGAAGTCAACGGCGATATTCCTGGCTACGTCCTGCCAGCGGTCGGAGCCGGTAACAAGCGCGCCGATAAGGTCGTCGAAACCTTGCCCCAACCGATCCTTGAAACTGCTCAATCGCTCCTCCGCAGTTCCAAACTTTGACGATGCCGCAACAATTGCATCGGCGAATTGACCAGCCTTAGAACCGAATTTATCAAGCGCGGCGCCCGCCATTGCGGCTGGAGGCGGAATCGTCTTGAGTTTTATATCGAACGCCTGCAAGGCGAGGCTTGCAAGATTCACCTTCGGATTGATTTCGCCAAGCCCTCTTGAGAATTCCGACACCGGAACCGGATCGAGTCTTCCGATGATGGTCCCCGCATCAAGCGGTTGCGCTATTGCGCCATCTCCAGGGCGGAGTGATTTCAACTTGCTGGGAATCTCGGCGAGAGCGGTCGTAAAGTTCTGAAATTGCGCTACAGCGGTATTGGTAACGCCAGTCAATTTTTCAAGCGTTTTCGCATAGGTCATCATTAAGTCTTCGGTCTTTTTGAGAAACCCCTGATCGAAAACCTTTGCCGTCGCCTCGCCGGCCGTGATCCTGCCTGAACGGTCCGTATCAAGCGCGCGATTTGCCGTATAGGCTCGCCCTGTGCGCTTACCGCCCTCCTTAAAGAGCAAGGCTTCAGGATCGGCGACCGGACGCCCGGCTAACACCGCCGTATAGATCGCCTCTTGTGTGTCAGCAAGATTTCGGAATTGCTTGAAATACGCTTCGACGTATTTCAATTGCTCAATTGCACCCATCCCCTGCAGCTTCTCAACAGTCGTACCGAGCGCCTCGGCGGTATCGTCCATAAACTGAATCAACCCGGTCGCCGACGATTTAGGGTTTTTGGCTTTCGGGTTAAGCCGTGACTCAAACGCCATCACGTTGAGCAGCTTGTTGGGATCAAGCTTGAGCCGCGCCGCCATCTCCTCGACCGCTTTGATGAATTCTTCGCCACCATTCTTTGCGATTTGCTTAGCCCATCGCTTCATACCTTCAGAAGAGCGATCAACTGACCGCGTAACGCCCAGGTCGAAACCGGCAACCACATCGGCGCCGATCTCCGCGAAGACAGTGGAAGGAGATTGCTCGCCCAACGCGTCCTTTACCTTCTTGATCATATTGCTGAAGAAATCAACGACCGCCCGGTCAATCTCGTCGCCCTTTTCGTAAAAGCCGTATTTGAAGCCCTCGGCGACTCCGACGCCGGCCTCTTCCGCAGCCTCTCTGTATTGACCCTTGCTAAGCGCGCTCCCGGCTCTTTCGAGCGAGCCGAGCGTTTTACCCGCCACCTGCGTGGCGCGTGCGCCCTCGCGGAAATATTCGCCGCTCGCGATCTTGTCCAAATCGCGCTGAGCGATCGCGGCCTGTTCGGTTAGCAACTTATTCAATTCGACCGCGAACGCCTGCGCGCCAGCGGTCGATAGCCCTTCTGTAGCTTTAACGTAGCCCTGTTTGAGTTGATCAAAGGCGCCCTCCGTCGCGCCGCCAAGTTGGCGATTGAGGATGTCCTGAAAGTTCGACTCGCGGCCTGCGAGCGTCTGGCTAAGGCGATCCATCTGACCGCCAAACCGCTCGCCCATCATCGCGACAATACCCTGTATGGCGCGATCACCGCGCAGCCTGCCCTGCTCAGATAGCTTGATGGTCTCCTCTTTGGTTCGGCCAATAGCTTTGGCGAGCAGATCCCACGCGGGAATACCGCGCTCCGCAAGTTGATTCATTTCCTCGGCGCTGACCTTGCCCTTCGTCTGCATTTGGCCAAGCGCCATCACGACGCCGTCGAGTTCCTCCTTACCTCCGCCGACCGCCGCAACCGCGTCACCGATAGCGCGCAAGTTCGGAATTACATCACGCGCAGCGAAGCCCATCGCTTGCATTCGCTGGCTAGCCTTGATCAGGTCCGGGAATTCAAACGGCGTCTGCTCGCCGAAGGCCTGCAGCTCTCTGAGGTGTTTATTCGCCGCGTCTAGCGAGCCGAGGAGCGTTGTGAAGGAGATGCGCGAGGTTTCAAGCATCTTGTTGTATTCGATGCCGCGCGTCAGCCCTTCTTTCATTGCGCCGCCAATACCGCTGATGGCCGAAGAAATAACGCCGCTGACCAGATTGCCGCCGGCGACATTTGCGATCCCACTGAAGGCTGAGCTGATCCCGCTTGTGTCTATCTTGGGAATGCGCAGCCTGAGATTTGAAAATGTCGAGCCAATCGAACGCGCCGTACCCTTCGCGGTCGAATCCGCGCCAGCCATCTTCCGCTTGAAATCGCGGTCGTCACCAGTTATCCGCGCAACCAATTCTCCGATCTCGGTAGGCATTAGCGTCTCTTTTTGGCTTTCCGTTGCGCCTTCTGAGTGGCGCGTTTTTCAATTTCGGGCTGCGCAAGCGCCTGCGCGCGCTCGACCACTTCTAGCCACCGCATATCCCTCAAGTCCCATCGCTCGCGAACCTCTTGAGGGTTGATACGCCACTTGAGCGCGAACTCTAAAACCTCGATGTCGTCCGGCGCCCTTCCACCTAGCCGCCGAGCGCGATTTCCCCGGCCTTCCTGCAACCAGGTCTGAAGCGCGGCTAGGTCGTCAATTTTGGGTAAAGCGGCGAGAAGACGGCCTCGCGCATCGCTGTGAGCGTTTCGTATTCGAGCCGCTGCAAATTCTCAATGCTCGGCTCGATCGCGGCCCCGTCCTCCACGATGTCCCAGCGCGTCAGGACGGCGGCGAGGTGGCAGACGAGCCGTTCACGGTCGGAAGCCTCTATCGCGTCCAGTTCTTCGATCAGCGCCGGCGTTAATGGCTTATGCCAAATAGCGAGGTCAATTTGCTCGACCTCGCTATTACCATTTGTGACCGGGATTTTGATTATGCGCTTCCGGTCCACTTGAAGCTTTTTCAATTCAATCATAGAGCTGAAATTGTATTCTTAACCGTAACTTTGACACCGCCGCTGATGTCAGCATCGGCCACAAGACGCGCGTTGACCCCGTAGGCGTAGGTCTCCTGCACGTTACCGATCTCTTCGGGCGTCTCGCACTTACACGCGAAGTCCCAGAGAGCGGTGTAGTTATGTGCGCCCGTAATATTCGCCCCGATCATCTCAAAACGAACGTACCGCGTCGGCTTCGGCCCGGTATTGAACGCGTCCATAAAGGTCAGGATGTCGGTGTTTTTGATCAGCACCATTCGGATCATCGCCTCTTCTATGGCCATCTGGACGGCGTCCTTGAAATTAGGATAAGCCGTACAAAGAACTTTCACCGGGTTGCGGATCGGCGGAATAGAGACGCCTATCTCCAGCGCGTCGCAGAACTTCGTTGTTCCGAGAGCGCCGAAAGTCGAATCGATATAGACATTGACTGTGGACTTACTGACTGGTTGCTGCGCGATTGTCGTGAACGCTCCGGCCCCAGATTGAAGCGTGGTGATTGCGGTCGCGGGCGACGACCCGCCCGTCAACGAGTCGGTCGAAGTGATCTGAGCGACATTAGTCGCGCCGAGGCCGTTCGCGAAGTGAATCGTTATAGCCCCATCAGGCAGGCTTGAGCCGTAGCAGTGAACCTGATCGTCGGCGATATTCGAGAGCGCTCGCAACGCCGCTTGCACTTGCGCGGCCGTGGCGTTGTACGCTATCGCCGATGTGGTCTGACCTGAATATGTCAGCGTGAACGTACCACCCGTCGGCGCGCCCGTAATTACGAGCTGCTGTACCTCGTCGGTCAGCGTTGCGTGTAATACGCCAGCCAAATCATTGATGCGGTAGCCAAAGCCTTCGCCCGACAGCTCCGCCGTATCGTCGCTCAACGACATGTCCAACGAGTTGAAATAGAAGCCGGGGATTACGCAAGACGCGAAGGAATCGCCGCGCCGGACTGTAAATGTTTTCGGATTCCCGAAATCGCTCTTCGTCGGCGAGAATACCCACTGATATACCGAACCGACCGGATTCGTCGGAGATGGCGCGCCGAAGAGGCCTGACAACGGATAGATAATCTCGTTGTAATCAATGCCCGCGTTCCATGTTGGTCGTGACATTTCGCGGTGCTTCACGCCGCTACCTGGAATCAATTGTCCGGCTGGTCTATAAAACTGATCGTCCTGTTCGCGAACCGGCTCTATCGAGAGCGAAGGAAAATCTTTCACGGCCCCGACCGCCGCGCCGATGACGCTCTCGGGGCCGAGTAACAATCTTTGATTTACGTAACCGCGGCTAACAGCCATAACTATTTACCTCACGTTGCAACTGGATGAATGTAAAGGCGATATGCGCCTCCGTAGTGGATAAGAAACTCTGAGCTATCATCCTTCGGCTGCGGATAGCTGATCGGGAATTCCCGGCGCGAGCTGAACACGAAGCCCTCGCTGACGTCGTTGACCGCTTGTTGAAAAAGCTCGTCAATCGCATCGACGGCCGTCTCAACGGCGCTCGACGGAGAGCCTTTCGAGATAACCTTGATCCCAAAGAGCGGCCTCGCGAGCAATCGGCGCGTGCAGACACCGCGCGTGTCGAGCGCGTCCAGCAGGTTGAAAAGCACGTATGGAAAAGTCGTGGTTTCCGGCGCTTGATTGGCGAAGATTCGTGTGCCGACCGCCGCTGTTACCTGCGCGGCGCCGGTCAGTTTGTCAACGATGTATTTTTGAGCGCGGTGGATTTCGTTCATCGGATCACCTGCTTGACATCGCCGCCGATGTTCCGCGCGACCTCTTCGAGCGCGGGCAATAGGAATGGGCGAGCGCGCATTCGCGTCGTGCCCAGTTCGACATGAACCCCATAAGATGCGGCCACAAAAACGACCGCCGACAGATCGCTCTCAAATGCCGTCTGGATCGAATTCCTTAAGAATCCCGTATCAACCGGCGCTCTCAGCTTCGCGCCTGCCTCAACTTGAAAAGCCGTCCGGCGAACCAATTCGGACAGTTCCTTATGGGTGCGATTCACTACCTGCGGAATTTTGCTGCGCCAGGTTGTCATTAAGCGTCCGCCCCGAGGATCGTCACGCGCTTGCCATCTGCTTTAAGCGCGGCAGCGAGTTCCTGCACATCCGGATCTTCGGCCGGAATGATGATTTCATTAATCGTGTCATCAATCGTGTCGGCCGCGCCGAAGCAAACCTCATCGCCTCCCTCATTGCGATGCGCCGCATAGGCTAGCGCCTTTTTATGGCTCTGACTTGCGATAATCAAAACTCTCATGCTTTCCTCGCTAAAATCAGCTTACTCAATTGATGACTGCTATCAGTCGGCTCGCCGATGACCTCATATTCGACGTCGTTGCGGCGGAGTCTGTAATTAACGTCGACAACGATCTCAACCGGGACGAGAAACAGGAACAGCTCTTGATTGGCGCCCTGGCCGCCTTCAACCTGGTCGCTTCGCTGCGTCGTCGGCCGGAACCGGCACGGCACGGTCGCGTCGTCGGCGAAGGTCGTCGTGAATCCGCCGCGACCATCTGGTGTGACGGTCGGCGTTAACACCGTCACAGAATCCGGCATCCCGCGCTGATTCAGAGCGCGTAAGCGGGAGAGCTGGCCTGGGCTGATGAATTGATTCACCATCAATAAGCCCACCAACTACGCGGCGCGTAATTACGACATCGCCAGATTGCGAGCGCCCATTTCGGTTGGGGCTGGTCGCAATGCCAAGCCTCGCTCATCGCATGCAGCGCCGCTTTGAAGATCCGCCTGCCGAGCTTCGTGGTGATCGAAAGCGAAGGCTTTGCTTCCGGCTCGATTGAAACCTTGGCCTCGACGTTCACCGGCTGCAACGGCCTGCCAAACGTCATCTGCCACAGATAAACGTCGCCGGTGACCAGAATCCGCAACCGCTCGCGCCAACTACAATGCCAGCGGCTCAGGACCGTGCCGTCTTCGTCGCGCCAGACCGGCAGCGGCTGATACGGCGGTTGATCCTTCGCGTAAACGGCTTCAGGTAAATCTTGCCCTGGGATGATTGGTGATGATGGTTTCAACCCCTTACTCTCCTATTCTGCGCGGTCAATCCTGCCAGCAACCGCGTAACCTCCGCAGGCGACTCACCTGCGAGTCGCGGCTGATCGAACGTCACCGACATTTTGTCGTCGCTGAAGCTCTTCACTTCAGCCTCGCCGCTGTCGTTATAAGTCCCACTCAAATATGCGAACGCGAATTCGCATTGAGCGTCTTTGATTTGCTGCGGGATTTCGTCCTGCGCGTACTGCTCGCCGAACAGGCCGTATGGGTAATTCCCATAATAGCCGTAACCGGCATAACCAACGTTTGCGCTATCGCGCTTCATAACGCCGATTCGTGGCCAAGCCAGAGCCTGAGTCGACGTTGCCCGCGCCCCGAGCCAATTGAATTGATCGAGGCGCTTTGCGGCCTGAAGCAATGCGCGAATTTTGTCGTCCGAATCGCCATCAATCCAGGTCGAGCCGCCGACCTTATCATCGAAGTAAGTGTCAGCCTCGGCTTCGGTGGCATAGCTATTCGCATTGGCATCCCCGATGATTGTCGCGATTGCGCTTGGCATTATTCACCTTTGGGTGGACGGCCACGTCGGGGCGTTGCGACCCTCGCCGCCGCCTCATCGATGGTGATAGCGGTTTCGACGATTGGTTCGGCGGCTGGCGCATCTTCAACGATGCGCCAGCCTGCCGCCTGCCAATTTTTGACCTCGTCTGGGTGGACATCGGCCTCGTTTGGTCCGTCGGCCACAGGCGCATACCTGCACATTTTGATGGTTTGAATTTCAGCCATAATTATCCAAGCAGAAGCGCGATATGCTGCTCTTTCCACGCCTTGACGCCGTAGACGCAGGAGACCATGAACATTGCCTTCTTGAAGCCCTTGTAGGCCTTGATCTCGAATGAAAGTCCAGTCCAGGGGTCTTGCACGACCATCGTATCCGCGGCGAGATCACCGCCTGGAGGATCGGCCATCGGCCGGATTGCCAGTTCCGCCGCCGTCTTATGAAGCGCGAGATTCGGCGTGAAATCGTTGCCGACTGTGATCGCGTTATTGTCCGGGATGGCCATGCGCAAACCCGGCGCGCCGATCGTGAACGAGCCTGCAGCGAGCGCTGCCGTGACGACGTATTTGTTATTCGCATCGGCGGCGAATGTAACTATGTCGCCAGCGAGAATAGTGCCGGAGCCTGTGTCGGCTGGGATAACGGTAGTTCCGACCACTAGGCTGGCGCTGTTGGTCAGATAGCTGGCCCCCGTTCCTTTAGTTACAGCGCTGGGCGCCTGCGATTCCTTGAGCATGAAGCCCTGCAAATCAAGCAGCGTGCCCTGGCGCAGAAGCTGGTCGCCGCCAGCTTCATTCGCCTTCTGAAGTTGCGCCAACTTGCGCAGATTGGCGCTGGCCGCGGTGTTCAGAGCCAGCGACACCATATTGTCGAAGGGCATACCGTTGTCGGCCAGGATTCTGCGCAGTTCGGGAATTTCGTTGAAGTTTGAGCCAAAAGGCGTTGTGCCCGCCGTACCGAACGCGCGCGATCCGGCCTTGCGGATCGCCGCCCAGAGTGCAATTTCGATCTGATTGCAGATTGCGCGAAACGCCTGTCTGATCTGATCGCCGTAGATCGTCTGGAAGCCGGAGCCATTATCTACGTGCTTGATGTCTTCACCCGTCCACGGAATTTTGACGGCCGCCGTCGTATCGAGCGTCATCGTCTTGTTGTCGACGGTCTGGTCGTCGCCCTCCGGAATCGTCATTGACGGTGTAATAGTCGTGACCGTCGCGGGACGCGTGAAGTGCGAGCGCACGACATCGTTGAGAGCGGCTCTCTCCGAGCCGCCATTGATCGTTACTGAAGGGATAATACCCGTCAGTTCTCTACCCACCATATCCGCGGCTTTGTAGATGTCGGCCGCGAGACTTGTTAAAACGTTGGCCATACTGCCTAGCTCCTATTGGTTGGGAAAGTGGGCGATCAATCAACGATCTGCACGCCCTCCTTCGAGATTTTCATACGCTCTGATTGGCTCAGAGACTCAAACCGTTCGCGGGTTATTGTTTTCCCGCCTCCGGCGCCTTTTTTCTCGTTCGTCGCGCCCGATCCTCCCGCGTTGGACGCTTTGTAAAATTTCGGTCGCTGGTCGCTGTACGCGTCCTTAAAGAACTTCTCTGGTGTAACGGTCGAAGGCGCGCCGTCCTCCATCACCACGATTTTGCCGTCCTCGTCGAAGTCGAATCGGCGCTTATTGCCGAGGTCGAGCCGCGCCAGCTCCCAGTCTTCGGGGTTGCCCTCGTGTTTGATGAACAGTTCCCGCAACGGCGTCCAGAGCTTGAATTCACGAAGCTCTTTACTCGCCATGTCGCGGTCCGTGGTCAGCGCCGCGATTTGCTCGTCGCGCTTCTTGATCTCCTTCGCATGAAGTTTCTCCCTCAGCTCGAATTGCTTCTGCGCGTCGGGATCAGGCTTGCCCTTGCCGTTTTCCGGCGGCTCGTTGCGTTTCTTCCACGCCTCGAAGAATGCGTCCCGCTCTTCCTCTTCGGCATCGGCGACCTCTTTGAACTTCTCAAACCGCTTTAGTTCGCTCTCGTACTTTGTGCGCCCGTCTCGCTCTTTTTTGAGCGTCGCCTTGAGGTTTCCCACCTCGGCAGCGGTCTCGGCTTCAAAAACCCATTTGCCGTCCTTTTCGACAGCGTGCTCTTTTAGTCCTTCGGGAATCGCTTCCTGCTTTTCCCATGTCAAATTTACTGGCATTTGCAACCCTCCTGGTTGGTGATGGCGGGCGTCCTGCCCGCGACGTTTGTAAGGAATATACAGAGTGGAAAGATTTATTTTTGCGCGCTACATCGGCGGCCCGCCGCGATCGAACATTACCGCCATCGCCTCGGCTTTCCTGGCGGACTCGTCGTTGATTCGCTGCTCTTCGACTTCTGGGTCGAAGTTCTCAGGGAGTCTTCCGGCCCGACCGAGGACTTCCCAGAAGGTTTGCAACGAGAACTGCCCGGCGGCCTGCATTCCGCTATAAGCCTGCATCTCCTGCGCGTTAAGTGTGAGCTGATCAATCTCCAACCCCTCAACGCTGCCCCCGCTGGTCGCTATTGGATCGCTGTATTGAGCTGTGAATGTAAGGGCGAGTTCCAAACCGTCTTTCAGGCTGCGCGCCGCCGTCGCGAGATCGGAGTCGGTCTCAATATGATTGGCGAAAACCTCAGTCGCTGTTTTCTGCGGCTGCGCTTGGCTATTCGGCGACATTATCGCGAGTCCGAGCCGCGCCATTTGCGCTTCGAGATCCTGTATATCTTTGCGCTGCGGTTCCAGTCCAGCTCCGGTAGGTTCGGCAAACCAGACGTCACCATCAGGTCTCACAACGTGGAAGGTGTGATGACCGATAACAGCAATGTCTTTCGTTGCGTCAACGCCCTTGAGGCAAAATTGAGGGATGCACATCCGCAGGCCCTCAGAATAATCGGAATACTTCTGAAAATGGGCGATATTGATGTGCGCCAGGTCGAGCAATGGCGGCTTGCTCGTCAGCATTCCGGTTTTACGGCCGTAGACAACTGCGATAGGGATTTTAGAGAGAGAGGATTCGCCTTCCCCGACGAGGACATATTCCTTCTTCGTGTCCACGTCGACTTCTTCCCATAACTCCCAATATCCGGGTCGCAGGACGCGATAGCGCTTGACATCCTTTTCACCATACTCGCCATCGGGCTCGGTCGAGCATTCCTCGAAAGTGATCTGATAGAGCATTTGGCGGCCAGTTGAAATGCGGGTCGTGGCGCCGTTTTGGAAATTGATCAGGCGATATTCCTGGCTCGATCGCCAGTTCAGCGCCTGCGCCGCGGAATATCCGATCCAGTACGGCCGTCTACCTGCAGCCTGTTCGTCGGCCCGCGTCGCGCCTGGCGGTAATTTGGGAGGCATATCCACGTAGATAAACGTATGGCCGTCGCGCATCGCATCGGTAAAAAGCTCCTTCGCGAACACCGTCCAGTGCGCGCCCTGCAGATCGATGTTTTCCGCCCAGCCTTCGAGGGCCGTTATACCCTTAGCCTCTTCCCTGCCGCGAATCATTTCCGGCACATCGGCGCCGAGTTTCGGTTCGGTTCTGAAAACCATTCCAACCAGGCCGGCGAGCGTGCGAGTGAAGATATTAAAAAGGACTGCTCGTCTGCGCCTGCTCAGATAATCCTTTTGAGTATCTTCAGCCGGTTCTATGGGTAAATAGCGTGAGTCCCTCTTCAGCAGCGCGCGAATGCCGCCATTGAGATCGCAGACGAGTTCCCAATCACGCTCCATTTCGCAGTAATCTGCGCATTTGTAGTTCGGTTTGTTCTTATCTCCAGCCACGGAGATAGTTTGAGGTGGAATGAATATTTATTTTTGAGAGGTAAAAAGCGGCGACGATTCCAGCAATAAACCCACCCAAGTTTTGCTGGAATCGCCGCCGATAGGAGGTTCACCCGATGGGCATAGGATGGGATAAATGGCGGATTTATTTTCAGCGGCGGAAGGTGCCGGAGCGGTATTCATACCGAGGCATACGCACCCAATTCGCAATCGCGAGCGCATCGCCTCGATCCGGGGAGCGTCCCAGCCGCTTCTTGATCTCGTCCTTCGATTCGAGCTTGATCCGGCCGCGACTGTCGTAGCTGAATTTGACATTGGTCAAGTCGGCGGCGAGCTTTCGATCGTCTGGCAGCGCCAGATCGCCGGCTTTGAGCGCCTCGCGGAGCGCCCACCACATTTCCGCGCGGGCGTTCACGAATTTCCGATCCTCAATCGCGCCTCCGCCGCCAATACAGGGCGTCACGCTAACCGATTGCTCCCTCAGTCGATCCGTCACGCCGCCCCCCAACCCCGCATCGTCCACGCCGAGCGATGGAGCGCCGAGCGCCTTTAATTGCCCCGCCGTCGCCATTAAATCCTGTCCATGGCGCACGACGGGATTCTCCACGATCCCGCCTTCATAAATCGGAAAAATAATCGTTTCGTCTTGTCCATAGCGAGCCACATCGCAGCCCGCGCAGAGCAATTTCGCGTCCAGTTTCGGCGCGCTCCAACGGCGCTGCGCGGCCTCGACGAGCGAGAGCGGGATCAGGACGTCATCGCTCTCTTCCGGCCACAACCCCAGCACGCGGGCGCGATAGAGTCCTGTATCCTTCCCGCCGTATTCTTGCTCGCGCTCTTCAATCCATTCCCGCGTGACCGCGCCGGGGACGAGGATCTTCCCCTCGATCACATTCGGATGATCCTCAGCGCTCAGCCGCAGGACATTCCACAATCCGGAATCTTCTTTCCGCTTCGCCTCGCTGGTCGGGTCGGTCGGGTTGCCGATCGCGAGAAAGCGATCCTCATTGCCCACCGCGATGCCCTCAGACGCCTCCCAGATGCCAGCCTCGACGCCTATCGCCTCATCGAAGATGACCATGATGCGCGGCGCATGGAAGCCCTGGAAGCGCGTCGGATTGTCGGTCGAAAGACCGATCGCGAACCAATCGTCCGCGAGGTTGATTTGCGTTTTGAACACGTCGCCGCCGAGCGGAAATCGCGCCGACTGGTAAGCGCTGCGCAATTCGCGCCAGAGCAGCGATTCAACCTGAATCCAGGTTGGCGCGGTGGTGATGACTTTTGATTTGGGATTTGAGTAGAGAAACCAGAGCGCGAGGCGTGCGGCCAAAAAAGTTTTTCCAACTGAATTGCCCGCTGTAACAAGCGTGCGGCGATTGTCGCACACGGAATTGACCACGCTGATCTGCTGCGGCGTCAGGTATTCGCAGCCGAGGACGTGACGAATGAACCACGCTGGGTCATTCCGGCTTTTCTCCAGGATCGTTTGCGCTTGTTGTCGGTTGCTCATTGGTTGCGAGTTGCGCGAGAGCCGCGAAGCTTAAGGGCTGGCCCTTGGTGGTCAAATCAACACTCGTTTTACGCTCGCCCATCTCCTTCGCGATGTCGTCGAGCAGGCCGCGCCATTGTTTCACCTCAGCCGCGTTGAAGCGTTCGATCTCTACCCGCTCGCCCGTGACCTCCTTCGGCTCGCGCACCCAGAGTCTTGCATTTTCGTAAAAGTCTTCTTCCAGTTTTTCGGCCAATTGAATCAAGCGGCGGATACGAACGGCGCGCCGCGCCAGCCCCTCGTCAGTCGCCTCGGCTTCCAACCGCGCGCGCAGTTCGGTGAATTTTTTTGCTGACCGCTTCCGCGCATGTTTGAGTTGCAAGTATTCCACCATGAAGGGCGGGTCGGCTTTTGCCGCGCGCTCGTTGATCTCCCACAGGCGCAGGCCTTCAGCCGCCCATTCGATCAGTTGATTCTGTTGCTGGCGCGTAAGTTTGCCGCCTGGGATTTTGGGTGGCGGCTCATCGCTTATTGCTCTATACCCCTCAGCCCTCTTTTGCTCGCGCGCTATCGCGAACTTGATCGCCCACTCCTCGCGATTGTTGACCGCTGCCCGCAATTGAGTCTCCGCGGCGTCCACGACCGACGCGCGCGCCTCTTCGACCGCCGCGACCAACTCGGGGTCGCCCTGAATCTGGGCGCGCACCTGGCCAACAGGCGCGCCCAGGGCGCGAGCTGCGAGCGTCACGTTTCCATGCGTCCGCTCGATTGCGTCCAAAATCGCGCTTTTTTCTAATAATTCCGCCACTTTTCGCTATTTTTCGCTCTAAACTGTTGATTTTGTTGAACTTGCGGCTGATTTTTGTTGCGCTCTAAATCTGACCCGTGATATAAATCCGCCTGTAAGTTGTTGATGACATTAACTTTAACCACAAACGGAGGTGTTCGTATGATCAAATTGGAGCGCAACAAAAGCATGATGCGGGCGATTGACCGAGCGCGTCAACTACGCCCGCGCGTCACTTTCGCCGGCGAGCGCCGCTTCAACGTCCGCTCCGCGCGCCACCCGGAAACGACCTACCTGGTCGTATTTGCAGTGGACGCAGGCGGGCGGAAGTTCGGCGCCTGCACCTGCCCAGCAGGGCATTCCGGGCAGGTCTGCTATCACTTGGCGGCCGCTGCGGCCGTCAATATAGGAATCCAGGGGATGCGCCGTAGGGCGCTCCCCACTACTCCTGGAATCTGCGAGCGCGAAATGATCGCGTTTCTGGCCCGCCAATCGGGGTGGGTTGTTTAAGGAGAACATAAGGAGAATAACAATGGGCGACAAAACTTTAATAGCCTGGACAGACAGGACGTTCAATATCGCGTGGGGCTGCGCCAAAATCAGCCCCGGCTGCAAAAACTGCTACGCTGACACGCTGGCGACCAGATATGGTCACAGCGTATGGGGCGTCAACGGCCAGCGCCGCACGTTCGGCGCAAAACACTGGGAGAAGCCCTTGGACTGGGAAGTCGAATCCCATATCCACAATGCTGGGGTTCGCGGCGCCGGATGGAATCATCTGGTCTTCTGTTCTTCGATGTGTGATGTCTTCGAGGATCATCCCACAATTGACACGGAGCGGCGCAAACTCTGGGCGCTCATCAAGGCAACGCCCCACCTTGATTGGCAACTCCTCACCAAGCGCGCAGACCGGATCGCCGACAACCTGCCCGCCGACTGGGCAGTCAAGAACTACCCAAACGTCTGGCTCGGCGTCTCGATTGAAAATGATGAGTATGTTTGGCGCGCAGAGTCACTGAAACAAATCCCCGCTGCCGTCCATTTCGTCAGCTACGAGCCCGCCCTCGGCCCGCTCCCTTCACTCGACACTCGCGGCCTTGAATGGTTGATTGTCGGCGGCGAGAGCGGCAGAGAGTGGAAGAAGCACGAGATGAATCACGCCTGGGCGCGAGACATCCGTGACCGATGCGCGAAATCGCGCACGGCGTTTTTCTTCAAGCAGTCCTCGGCGGCGCTCACCGAGCGCGGAACGTCGCTGATTCACGAGGACGGCACACGCTGGTTCTGGCGGCAGTTTCCGAATCAACTTGACCCTCCAGTCCGCGACAAAATCGCGGCATAATGCGTCATTCCGCCATTATGCCCGGCGTAGTTCCCCCAGAAGCGGCTCAGGCTGTAACCAGCCTGAGCCGCTTTTTCATCCAGCATCTCCCCGCAAATATCCAGATAAATGTCAAAGAGCCTATTGCCATACTTGCGAACCTTATCCTGCAGGCATTTTACATGCCAGCCACCGCTCAACTGAATTTCCTGCCGCAGCCCATCGTTAACCGCGACGCCGACAGTGTCGCATCGCGCGAACGCCAATACGGCGTCAATGATTGGCCAGGCCTGCCCATACGGATCAACGTCGAAGAGATTGATCGGCAAATGCGCGCCGAACCCCGCATTGATAGCCCCAACGCAATCCCCCTCGTAGACCGACCAGGAAGGGCGCTGTTTCGCGAGTATCGCCGCTTTCGCCTGATCTTTCTCGAAGACAACGCCGCGCTCAATATGCGAATAGCAGGCTTGCCAGAGTTTGCCGACGCCGCCATGCGTCTCCATCACCACCGGATCGGTTATCGCTTCAAGCAATCTCAGCCGCAATCTCTTCTTGCTTGAGAAAGTCGAATTGTCCTTTTGCAATTAAGTACTCCCTGCATACGGCGGTCAGCGCCTCGCCGCGATTTCTTATTTCAGTCGCCATCAACGCGGCCTCGATGATAGCGACCTGGCGCGCGACGATCACGGCCTTGACAGTTTGATTCTTGCTCGCCGCAAGACGCCTTTCTCCGCTTCCGCCAACGGAGGCGCCTGATTCCCGCTCCTGCTCGGATTCAAGCCGCAGACTGTCGAGCAGAGCGTCGAGCGCTTGATCGTCCGCTTCAAGTTCAGCGAGCAGTCGCCGCTGAAGCTCGGTGTCTTTCTGCGCCAGAAACCCGACCTCGTCAAACGACGCGATCAGCATATCAGCCTCATCATCGTCGATGTCGTAAATCGCTACCTGCCAGACCTCGTCAGGATTCAAATCGCGGCGCCCATGGCCGTCCCAGAACGTCAACATTCCCCCGTTGCGCTCCGAGCGGTAGGCGCGCAACACATCGGCTTTCCCGATTTGTCTAAGCAGCCCCTCAAGCGGCTCGACCTGGCTCACGGGATGACGTTTAGGATTGAGCGGATGCGGTAATACATCTCCGGCGCGCATCGGCCTGATCTCTATTAGTCGGTCGTCGTATTGATCGGTTGGGTTCTTTTTTGCCATGCCGGGAGGATAGCGTGGCAGGGAAATTTATTTCAGTAGACCCGGCCGGGTGCGATCTCGGCGGTATCAGGCAGGTATTCAACGATCCGGCCGCGCCAGTCCTCGGCGGCGGCCAGCGCGACATTGTAGGCGTGATCGGGGTGAGAAGCGGCTTGGCGACGGTACTGAGGCTCAGCGGAGCGCATTAGGCGCGCGAGTCCCTCACTCCGCTCGCCGGTCAAAGGCGTCCAATCATGGCCATTAAAAGCCACGCGGTCAGCGCCGATTTGAATTACTGTTCTACTCATCGCAGTCTCACGACTTCGATAATGAAATCGAAGAATTCCGGGTCACGTCTCGCAATATCGAGCGGATCATTGTAAATCCATTCAAGTCCCATTGAAAGGATTTCCGGCCCCTCTTCACCGCCAGGAAACGCTCGCCATTTGCCCATGTAGGGGTTGAGCCACCGATCTTTTTTGGTCATCTCGTCCGCTCGGTAGCTGGAATTCCCAGTCAACTGCGCCAAACTCTCAACACTATCGCCCGCCGTGCGCCGCGCGTAGAATTTCCGGATCGCGTCGCGGATCGCCGGATTATTATGCTCCAGCCAATGACCGAGTTCATGAATGACCGTGCGAACCGGGTCGTCAGGATCAAGGTAAATCGCGTTGTCCAGGTAGTACGCGCGCCCGTCCGTCGCGACCGTAATGCGGATCGTCCGTCCGTCGAGTAGTCCCGATCCGACCATGCGCGAAAACTCGTCAAGCCCTTCAGCATGACGCCGCCGCTGATAGCCCTCAAAAAAGTCGAAGCTGCCGCCGCCGAGGTCGTTTTCATATTTCGATCCGATTTTCGCCTTTGTCCGTTGATAGAGCGCCCTGCGCTCGCGCTTGACCTGGTCGTCGGAAATCTTCTGAGCTTTATGCGCGAGCGATTTGATTTTCTTCTCGATTTGAAGCCGTTCTTTGTAGGAGTCGGTCTCAAGGTATCGATCGCGCAACTCGTCGCGCCCGGCCTTAAGCGTGGCGATCTTCTTCTCGGTGTCCGCCGCGATCTTCTCAAGCTTAGCGCGCAGTTTTGCGCCAGTTGTCAGTCTGGGTATGGATTCGCGCTTCAGTTTCGGTGTGTTCGTGGGCATTGGCTGCGCTGGCGGTAATACCGAGACCGCCGGCGCAGGCCTCGCCGCATCTCCCGGAAACTTCCCTTCGCCAGCGAGAGCGCGTTTGACGCTGAGTTGATGATAGTTATCGCCCCAAAACGGATTGCGCTTCAACCCGACGAAGTCTTCAATCTTCAGAGCGCCAGATTTCACGGCGTCATAGCCGATTTGTGTGCCGAGAATATCGCGCTGGACGCTCGCAGGTTGCCGCTTGAACCAATCGACGCCGCGGTCAACCTCCACGCCTTCGACCGCCGGCACGAGCGTACATCGGCAGTTCGGATGAGGCCTCATCGGCTCGTTGACCTTGTGGAACGTTCCGTCGAGCGCAATGCAGGCCGCACAGCTATTATGCCGCGCGCTTCGCCAATACCACCCCTCGACCACATCAGCATTTGCCTGATAGGTCTGGCTGCTTGCTATTCTGTAGCTGCGTAGCGTCTCAGTCCTCGCAATCGTCAATGCTCGCGTCAAATTCCCGCCCAGTCCCTCTCTGATTTTGCGCGCTGTCGCCGCCGGCCCGATCCCGAGCGCGACCGCCTCGATCAATCCCTGCTCGACAATCCGGCGCCCCGCTCCTGGCAATTGATCGAGAAGCGCGCTGAGCGGCGAACCGTTGCCGAGCGTCCCGACCAGGTTCTCGACTGCGGCGATCGGGAGACGATTGAACGTGGCTGTGATTCCAGCCCCGTCTGCTGCGGCGGCCATCAGCGCAACCGAGTCATCGAGCGCGGCGGTTGCGGCCTCTCGCTGCTGTTTAGTGATCGACGTCTCAGCGACATCAGCGAATCGTCTGAACTCCCGGTCAACGTGGCGCAGCAGCGCGCCATAACGCTCTTGGCGAAATAGCCAAGCCTGATTAACCATCTCTCCGCGCGCGCGGGCGTCTTCGATTTGCTGGTTGATTTTGGTGAGCTGGCGAAAGAGACGCAACCAGATACGGTCGTAGGTTTTGGTGAGGCGATCAGCCGCCGCGCGCTCATTTTTGAGCAGCTCCGAGCGGTACTGATTGGCGAGTTGGATGATGTCAGCCACCCGCTGAGGGTAGCGGCGCTGTGAGGTTTATTTTGTCAGTTGCGCCGGACGATGACCAACATGCCAATGGCCGCAGTTCTTGCAGCGGTAAACATTGAGCGCACGCGAGTCTTCACAGTATTCGTCGGCGCGGAGTTTGACCAAACTCTTATACGCCGCCTGTTGGCTGCGGTGCTTGGTCTTGCGACGGCAGGGTTGAGTGTGACGAGTATTCATCGCCCCGAGGATAGGGGCCTCGCGAGGTTTATTTTGGCAGGAGTAAGCCGAGCCGATACCGCAGCGACGCGCGAACGCGATCAAGCCGAGATTGCCGAGGACGTCTATTGATGAGCAAATCCAGGCCGAAAGGACTGGAGAATTCGGCGTCGCCGCGTTCGACAACCGTGAATCCTTGATAGATCGCTACGGATGAGATCGCAGTGGTGGAATCCCCAGCGGCTTCCGTGGAAGCGCTCCCGCAAGCCTCTACAATCTCGCAGATCAACTTGGTCGGTTCGTTCTCACGCGCCCAAGGAGGCGGCCAGTTCCAAAACTCTGGCCAGTGACCCCAAGCCCAATCCTCGATGATGTAGAGGCCGCCCGGCCGCAACATCGGAAACAATATCTCAAAACTACGCTTCGTCGCCGGTAACATATGGCAGGCATCATCAATTACCAGATCAAGCCTGCCGTTGAACTCGATTTGGACGATCTCGGCCAACGCCTTGTGGTCGGTCTGATCTGTATTCCAGTAGGTTTTGATTTTGGTCTGAAGCCCGCGCGACTCAAGATAACGAGTCAGGTATGCGCTGTCCGCCCTATCCTGAATGTCGACACCTGCGGCCTTATCGGCGCCGAGGATGTGAAACCAAAACGGCAAACTCCCGCCGTCAAACATTCCCAATTCAAGAATATTCTTTGCTCGAAAGTCTAGCCTCGTGCGCCAAAACCTCTCGTATTGATCTACCAGGGATTTAGTTTTCCAGAACAATAGACAATCGTCGCCGAGTTCCCAACTGTCATCCTTGAAACTTTGCAGCCGAAATACGAGGTTGTCCAATAGTACCCGATCGCGTAGCCACGTCAGCCGAAAGGTATTAAACATAATAGCGCATACTCCTCTGAGGCGCGCTATTGTAGCTGGTTCTGACCGAATCGTAATGCTATTTTATACGAGTTTAGTCTTGGCGACCGTGAAGAAGCTTTCCTCGGCCCCCTTATTGCTCCCCGTCCCAAAACCGCCGTAATACCATTTCCCTGACTTGGTAACATCAATGTCTAGTCGATAACTGCCTGTGAACTCCTTAGCGAGTTCAGGATTGACGCTGTAAGTATAGGTCATAAGGGCGGTGGACGGCGCTTTCACTTTGAATAAGACGCCGCCTGGATCAACAAACTGATAAAACACCGTCACCTCTACTCCGTTCACGTGCTCTTGCGCTACGGAGTCCCAAAACCCTCGTCCGTAGTTTTCAGGAATTGTGAGGACGTTTCCGGTCAAGCCCTTATAGGCGACCCATTCCTTATCGTTGATTTGCACAACTCCGGCGGCGGGCCAACCCGCCGCGCTCAAGACGGTAATCGAGGTTTGGCACTCGTCGATTGCTCCGTTGAGCGTGGTATGCAGGCAAGTAATCGGCTGCGTGAAGAACTGACGCAGCCGCGCGACGTCGCCGATGTTATAGGTGTCCGCCATTCGTCATCCGCCAGCCGAAGATGTCAGGGTGTAAGTCGCCTGAAGCGAGTCGCTGCCAGCCACCAAATTGACCGCGCTGAATACCGAACGATCCAGAAGTGTCCCGCCGCCAGTGGCCGCCTGAGAAAGGATTCCGTGCTCCGTGATGGCAAGTGTTCCGCCACTGTCTGGGCTCAGAGTCGCAACGGTTTGATACGCGCCAGCGCCACCGGAAACCTGGCTTCCGGTCGGCCTAGTGTTATCGGTCGCGTATTGGGTGGTGAGTTCCGTTTGGAGCGCAGTATCACTCGACGCTTCGGCATTGGTTCCCGTGCCGAAGCCGTGAAATTTCATATTTTCCGGCTCGACCGAGCCAATAAACGCATCGCGAATGAAATTGACGCCGGCGGTTGTGACGACTCGCAGCGAGGCGAGACCATAATTCACTATTCGGCCATCCGGGCCGCTCTTCACCAAGCCCACAGCGCCGTAAAAATTCGACAGCCCAAAAAACCGAGCAATAATCACGCGCCAGAGGCCGCGGAGGAGATTCGGCAGATTGCGTAAGCGCCATAGGGCGACTTCTAGCGAGACGCCGAAATGGGGCAAGCCGTATCGGGCAATCTCCCGGAAAGATAATTCGCGCGCAGGGAGAACTGCGCTGGCGTGTTTTAAGACCCTCAATCTGATTTCGCCCGAAGGCGCAACGTTTCCATCGAACATGTCTCTATCCTCCGAGTTCGTCAGTGATATCGCATCTCGTAACCACTTTGTCGCCCAGCGTGACGGTCACTTTGGTCGACGCGCTGCCGGGTTTGAAATTGATTAAACTACCGGCAAGTGTAAGGATTCCCGCAAATAATTTTCCGACCAATTTCGTAAAACCTCCGGCCGGCGCAATCGCGCCGCTGAGCGATCTCTGCGCGAGCTTTGCAAGGGCGCCGCTTGGAATAATTGCGCCAGCCAACGCGAGCAAGACCACGCGGAACGTCTGAAGCGCGCCTGTAGGGGTAATCGAGCCCGAGAGCGATTTTTGATCCTGCTTGATCAGACTTCCCGCCTGCGCCAGCGCTCCGCTTATCGCTTTTTGGCATTGCCTCGCGAAACCGCCTATTGAACCGAGCGCGCCAGAGATCTCCTTCTGAGTCTGTTTCGCGAACGCGCCCGCTGAGGCCAGAGTCCCAGCGAGAGTCTTTTGGTCTTGCTTGGTCAGCGCGCCCGCAGGGGCAATAGAGCCGGAGAAACTTTGGGTGAAGAGTTGGCCACCGCTAAACGTCACTCGCCGCCCAAGCTCCCAGTACAAGTCATAGCGCGTAGCGGGGTCGAAAAGGGCGTACACCTCAGCATCGGACAGCGCGCGGTTGTAGATGCGCGTATCCCCTATATAGCCCGTAAAGTAATTGTCGGGTGGGTTTCGGCGCAGACCGCCGATTGCGAAGCGATTGATGCCGGATTGCGTGGAATTCGTGGTCTCCGTCGCTCCCACTTGGACGCCGTCTAAATACAGAGTGCGTGAGTTTGTGGCCGCGAACACGCCGCAAACCAGATGCCATCTTCCGTGAACCACTGTGCCAGCTTGAATCTGGGCGAACGCGCTCCCATTGCACTGTAGGAAGGCTTCTGCGCTGCCCAGAAGAATCGAAAACCAGTTTGCGTTATCATTGCTGGATACCAGGCAAACCGCCTCCCCTGCGACATCGGAATAGACTTTCAGCCAGGAAACCAACGTGACAGGTACCGAGGTCAACAATCCTTCATTGATTTCGGCGTACTGAGAAGACCCGGCCGCGAAGCGCAGCCCATCTGTCCATGTCGGCCCGTTCGTCGCGGCGAGGTTTTTGTTGCGCCCCGACATGTCATAAACCGTACTTCCGCCTCGCAATCCCATCGGGTACCAGGCAATCAAGCCGCGCGCCTGATTACTGCCGCAGTTAAGCGCAAATGGCCAATCCGGCGGTCGCGCGCCGCGGTAGGGCTTGATTACATTGGATAGGCGATTGCTCACTATGCGCTCTGTAGCTTGTAGGGGCGAATTTTTAGCGTATTGGCGGTAGAGTAATAACTGAAGCCGCTGGTATTCTTGAGCAACACCTTGAAATCCCGCGGCGGCAACGGAATGCCAGTCAATACAAGCCGCTCAGTCGCGCTCGTTGTCCCGTTGCGGCTCTCAAAGATTCCAACTTTGAGCATCTGCTGCGGATCAAGCGAGGATGAACCTTCAGGGTAGTTCGTCCCGTCCACGGTCGGAAGCAAGAATAACTCAGCGGTAATAACACCAGCAGCGGGCGCGGTGGTCGTATACCGAACAACTAATTCAAAATCAGCGTAGAGGTCAAGCCCGGCGTCGTTATCTATCACCGCCGAAATTGCGCGGCTACCATTGGCCAAACTATCGAGGCCGGAGTCCAGCGCTGTCGCGATTGATCCATCCTTCCACTTCAGATCAGGCATTCATCACCTCTGTCTCTGTACCTTGATCGAATCAAAGCTCACCTGAGATTGGCTTGGATTCGCGGCGCGGTTGACGAAGCGTAGCGTGTGCGCCCCGACGGGCAATTGGGCGCTCTGATAGAGGGGAGCGGCTGGGAGCCAATTGGGATCGTTTTGATTAATAACGCCCTGCAAAACATCGTCAATATAAATCTCAAACTGCCCTCGATTCGGCCCTCGGATCGCCATTACGGTAAATTTCGTTACCCCATTAGCTGTCAGGCTCGCGGATTCGCCTGCCGCAAAGCTGATTTGATCATCGCCTTCATGGTTATTGGACGCTGGAGTCCAGCGCAGCCACGATCCGCCCTGAAAAGTGATCGCACAGTTATCGGCGTTGTAGACGTCCTCATAGGTTAGCGGGAGTTGGCCGGCCGCGACCGCTTTGATTGCCTTCAAATACTTTATCCCATCCTGCAGAGTCGGCGTGATTCCTCCGCCGCCTTCGTCCAGTTCATTCCACGCGTAAGTTAGTAGCAAGGGCGGGCTACTTACCTTTGTCGGATTATTTGTTATCCAGTTGAACGCATTTTGCAGATGAGTTTCCCACTGGCCGTATGTTGGCGGCTGAACGAAGTACCCATAATTACGCGGGCGCGGGTCGTGTACCGGAGTCAGGCTTGGAACCGTCAGCAGCGTCTGATGCGGCCCCCAATTGCCCTGATCCTTTGCGGCTTGCGCCGACCAACAAAAGCCGCTCGGCATAGCGCCTGAAGGGCCGTAAGAGGTCACAGCCTGAAAGCCTGCCGCCTGCGCGCTCCCCAGGTCCATGTTGTTGTCCACGAAAAAGGGCTGGCCGAGGCCTGCCGTCGCAATCGCGTCTTTGAGAAACTGCAATTCGGCTTGCCAGTTTGCGCCGAATCCGTCGGGCTGACTGCCGAGTTTGCCCGTGTCGAACCAGTAGATCACCGGACGATTGCCGTTGACCTTTAGGTATTGGACATCCTGGAAGAGCGCGACCAGTCCGGGCACAACATCGCTGCGCCAGCGAATCTCTCTGCCATTCGGATCGTTCGGCTGGTCGCCGGCTACCCAAGTGGTTTGCAACATGAAACAGAACTTGATGCGGGATTTATAGGGGCTGGCCATGTAATCCCGGAAGGGTTTCATCAGCGAATAGACTTCGTATTGCGGCTGTGGATTGCCATATTCCGGATACCAGACAAAGTTCCAGTAATCCAGAAAGTTATCAGCCGCATAATTGATCTCCTGATCAATGATAGCCTGATGGTTCGGGACCGCGCCCACAGGAACATCCACGTTATACCAGCCGTAGAACGGCTGTCTGTGCGCCCAGTTGGTATAAAAGCTTGGGGAGACGCCGAAGTTTTGGTTATTCGGCTTCCATGCGTCCCACCTGATAGCGCCAACCAATGGGTGATTTGGTGGTCGCGGATCAGAGCAATCTTCGACGGTCGAGACAGTGATTCGATCCAGGGTTAACCAAGTCGTGGTAACAACTTTCGTCAAGCCATCCTGCGGATTAAAACTCCACGTTTCATTTGTGGCAGCTTTCAGCAGATAGAAGTTCGTGGCGCTGCTTATCCCTGACACCACTTGCGAGCCTGAGCCAGTTGCGGTCGCGATCAGCGTGCTATGATCATCGCCACGCCAGATTTCATATTGCCCTGCAATGGCCGGTGTCCAAAACAGAGTCGCGCTGCCGCTGCTACCATTGCAAACCTTGACCGGGTTCGGCGAGGCTGATAGCTGACCGGTCGCTTGAGATGGCGCAGGCCAACAGCCAAACGCCGCGACGAAGATCAACAAAATCGATACTGCCAATAGTTTCACCATATCAATTGACCGCGGCGCCGCCCTGCGTGGCTGAGAGCTGGAAGGTGTCGCCGCTGACGCCGATACCTCCTGAATCAGAAGAAGCAACCGTGAACAGACCGAGGTGAAGAGTCCCCGGCGCAGTGTAGGCTGCGACGCTGAACACGTGATCGAGCAATTCGAGTTCTAAAAAGTCAGAAAATGAGCCTGGCATTATTTAGCTCCCATTGAGTCCTTTAGACGGTGTTACAAGCGAGGTCGGCGCCGCTGCTTTCCCCGTCTCTTCCTTTTCCCGAACAGCGGTCAGACGAATCTCGAACGCGCCCATCGCCTCCGATCCCAATTTATTGAACGTTACGCTTACGGCATGTGGCGTCAGGACCACCACCGACTGGTCGTCGTAGATTTCCGCCGTTATGCCGGGGATATTCAATCGCCCCATCAATCGTGGCTCAATCAGATCGTAGGAGAGCGCAGGGCGCTCAGGTTGCTGCTCGCGCTCGACCGCAGCGGCCTGGAGCTTCTTCGATGGCTTGCCACAACTGGGGCAAAAGCTATCCTCTCGACCTACCGCCCTGCCGCAACCCGGGCAGAAGTTTGGAACTTCCGCCTCCTGCATCTTGCGATTCTCGGCCTGTACGCGAACCGGATCATCCGGGCTGAGATCGTCTAACTGAAGTTTAATAGGAGTTCTATCGCTCATTTCCGCCGCGAAAAATCCGATCTTTTTGAAGAACCATATCTTATGTTCCAGCGCCTCGCGTTCATCCATCGCGTTTCACGTGGAAGCGGGGCAAGAGCCCCCGCGCCCCTGCCCCGCCACTGCTCCCACTTGTCGCCCTTCGATAAGGCCCCACTGCCTTATCGTGGCGGTCTCCTCACAAAGCCGCCATCTGATTGCCTCTTTGGCGTGAGAGCAGACTCAAGATTTTCAGCATTGCGCCCGCCGCAGGACGTTTCAGGCTCCCATACCAGTCATCCCCTTACGCAGCGGGCGCCATCTCATTAGAACTCAAAACCGCCACCTGCTTGGGCAGTTGTGTATCGTGCTCCTCTTCCATCAATGTACTGAGCTGTAACACGCAGAGGACGAACAAAGAACCCATTGTTAAAACGGACATCAAAGCCGCCGCCGACGCCAACCGTCATTCGCGTGAAGTCAGGGGTCACACCAACGCGCTGATCAAAACGTGTTACGCCAAATAACCCTTGGCCAAAGATAGTCAGGCGACCTTCACCAATCGCATAAGAAATTTGTGGCCCGCCAAGCAGTTGATATCGGTCAAGTATCCGGTCTGTGTCGCGCTGGTAGGCCACGTCGCCGACAGCGCCGAGCCTCCATTTGCCGAAGTTAGCCAGTCGGTAATCCACCGAGAGATCACCGCCCGGTAAATTTTGATTGGCGACGTTGAGATTTTGGAAGGCGATCGTGATCTTCACGGTCTCCTGCGCGAAAACTGGCGCGCTGAAAGCAATCGCGAACATCGCGAGAAGAAGAAACTTTTTCATAATGCTCCTGGTTGTGGCTCACTCATTGGTGAGCCAGATTTCAAGGCGGTTCACGGCGTAATCAATCGCTCCTGCGGCCTCATCATCGGCGCCTGTACTATCGGCGTCTTTCGCTCGCAGCCAAGCCGCGAGCGCCCGCAGATTCGGAAGGTGAAGATTTGTACCCAAAGTTTTCTCGCCATAATGCTCCCTTTCAACTTCAATCAATTGTTTGAGCGACTCGCATAGCCCATCCATCGCCTGCGCGAGGTCGCCGAGAAACGCTCGAAAATCCTCAACGCTCACATCCCCGCGCTCGGAGAGTTGAACAAGTCGGCCCCGTATCTGGATGGCGACGGCGTGAGCGCGCTCGATTGGCGACTCGGTCAAGCAGCCCCCCGCGCGACGCTCGTATGCTCGGCCTTCAGCGTCGCCAGTTCCTCCAGCAACCGCTTAACTGCCATCGCGGGTGTTTCGTGCGCCTGGGCGAAGCCAGCCAAGCGCTCGCGGATCTTTTGCAGTTGCGCGGCCGCGAGTTGTTCGCTATGCCTGCGTTGATGTTTACGCGCTGATTTAGGGGTGATGATCATTATTGCCCTCCTCGACGATTCCCGTTGACGTAGCCAAGCAGATAGAGCGTGAGCGCGACCATCGTTATGGTTTTAAAAAGGCGCGTCGCGATTCTCAGCGCCAGAATCCACACGATGATTTTTTGCGGCGCCGGAGAGAATCCGAGCGTAATCACCGCAACGGTCGCCTCGACCGCTACGCCCGTAAACGCGAGCGCTAGATACCAGCCGAAACGCTGCCGCAGTAGAAAAATATATCGAGCGGCCAGCGTGCTCGCCGCGGCGTCGAGCGCCGCGAAAGCCATGAGTAAGTTGTAGAGCAAAAGAAGCCAATTCATTTATGAATATTTCGGATCTCGTCGCGGAGTCCGCGTATCTCCATCGTCATAGCCTCCAGCGCTTTCAAATGCTCACGCTGTCCCTCCGCCATCAGGATATCGCGCGACCGGATCGTCTCAACGAACTTCTCAATCTCGGTCTTCCGCTGCGATTGGGCGTCCTCAATCTGCTTTGTCACGAATGGCCAAACGTGCCTGACAACGAAATAGGCCAAGCCGATCAGCATCGCGACCGGGATTCCGAATTTACTCGCTACGTCTATCCATTGTTCCATTTCTCTTTTTCGGATTAATTGAGCGCTGAAGGCAGAGTATTGGATTCGCGAGATTTATTTTGGCGGAGACAACGCAAAAGGGCGCCGTCCATCTCGGCGCCCTCAAGCGGTCTATCGTCAATCGAAAGGAGAAGGCTGAAGCGGTCGTGGATTGACCACATTGTAGGCTACCGGCTGGCGTTATTTCGCGACAGTGTATCTCGCAGATCGAATAGCTTCTCAATCACGACGTCGAGCGATTCGACCCGGTCGAAGATCAATCTCACCGGGCAATCAATCTCATCAGTCCTTTCTTTTCGATTGATATTGTTCGGTCACGAAGTAAAGCGGTCGCCGTGCGCCTCGCGCCGTGTCGGTCTTACCGTATTGGCGGCGAATCTCCAACACGTCGCGGCGAACCAGATCAGCCAATATTCGACCAAGTTTCTTTTTCGGAATCCGCGTCTCCTCCTGTATGTGATCCGGATCGTTCGCGCCGCGCCTAATCACTTTAATCACGTCTCGCTCGAGCGGAACGAGCGCGTTTAAGACATCTCCATAGATCTCTTCCTGTTCCGCAATGAAATGCTGCGTCTGCCTGAAGAGAAACTCGGAGAGTGATCGAAATCCAGCGAGTTGCGCCGCGCGGATAAGCCGGCGGTGAAGATTGGGCGAGAGCCCGGATATTTTGATGGCGGTGCCTCTTGCCATAGCGATTGCTGGCATAAACCTCCTTTGAAAAAAAAGCGGGACAACATGGGCCGCTGCGGGTCCGCGTTGGGCCAGCGCGGTTTGGTCAAAATCTACCAGCTATAACTTTGACGGCGCTCTCGAGTAGTTGGTCATAAGAATGCCATTTCTTTGCGTTTAAATCGCCTCTGTTAATTTTGCCCATCTACCTCGCGCTTGCCCCCGAATCGCCGCGCATGGCCAAAGTCTGGCGCAGCCCGCTATGCTTTAGCGGCGGCCTTGGCTTTCGCTTTGGTCTTGGTCTTCGCCTGCCCCCGGCGCGCCGATTCCCAGCACCTCGCGCACCTTCGCGAGCAAGCGCTTGCCGGTGAGCGCCGTCACCTGGCACGGACCGGTCTCCATCTGGAATTTAGGATTTTTTCCGCCCTTCCAGGAGATTCGCTTATCTAAGCTTGAACAGGAACTGAACGCGTTGCCGATATGCCACAGCAATACATCGTCCGTGGCTCCGTTTTTGCGCATTGAGTCCCAGAGGCCGTCCTCTCGTTGCTGGACGTAATTGTCGAGCGGCGAGCGAATCATTTGCTCAAGCGGTGGTAGTAAGCCATTGCTATTCGTCGGAGTTTCAGCCACCACGCTATCTTCCTTCAGCGACCGAGAGAGCGAGCCCCGGATAGGGCCGCGAACGAGCCGCCGGAGTGGAGACGGGCGAGCGCAGGAATATTTCTTCCGCCCGCTCCGCCGCCCCGGTGGTTATTACGCGGAGCGCGATTCTTCATTGACAGCCTCTTTTAAAGTCCCGCACTGCTCCGCATAACGTATATAGGCTTCGAGTTTTTTTCGTTTCGAGCCAATCAACTCAGCGTCAGTTGCGGGTATGAGGTCGCTGTCTATGAGCAGCTTGGCGACTGATAGTAAATCGCAAAGCTCATACGTTAGGCGCTCAGCGTTTGTCAGCGATTGTCCTGTTTGAATTTCAGCGAGCCCAAAGCGAAGCGCCTTGGAAACCCGCTGTAATACTTCAGCGCATTCTTCTCCTAGACAGGTCAGTAAATGTTCAGTCTTGGTCACTTGGTCATTGTTACCTCTCGTCACTCGCCTCTCTCGAAATCACTCGAAGGGGCGGGCGGAAATAGCAAACCCCGAGCGAAGCCCCAGAGGGGCGTTAGTGAGGGCGCGTCTTAGGCGGGCGGAACGCCTTTCCTCTTTCAACTGCGCCCAGTGGGCCGCCGCGGCCTCATCTGGGAATCCTGGCGAACGGAGATCGTGTCCCGGCTTTTCGGCGATGAATGAGCGGTTCCTTTGATCTCGGTAATGCCATTGCCAACCTGGCGGCAATTCAGCGGGCGCGATTTTCTTTGTTTGGATCATTTCTCTCTTCTTCTCTCTACTACTACTAAACATAGACCTCATGAGACCTATGCGACCTAAGAGACCTTTCCCCTACCCCGCATGTCTGGGGTTTTACATGGCGCGTAATGCGAAAGGTCTCATACGTCTCAGAGGTCTCATGCATCTGAGACGTATGAGACCTTATTTGATAACTCTTCGACAGCCCAACCTTGCTTTCCGCCCTTGGCGGCCTGCCGTCCCTTATCTTCGATCCGAAATTGACGCGTTACCGTCTGCCCCGTTTTAATATCCTCGGAGTATTCGACGTGGACGTCGGCATTCGACTTGAGCCACATGCCGAGGCTGGTTTGCTGCGCGCGGGGCGTTGTTCCCCGAAGCGGAAAGCCTTCGACGCCCTCGGCAATCGGCAAAAGATCGCCGGTTGTAACGATTTCGCGGTTCGCCTCCATCTGCGACCAATCGTGCCACGTTGCGCAGAAGAGAGCGCGAGCCGCGCGTTCGGTGTCGGCCCTACCTTGAAACTCGCGATAGTTCATAAGGAATTGTGTGTAGCCGGCACATTCGAGTATTCCGCCCATGATGCGCGTCCATCGTTCATAGCTGCCGAGGGGCTTGCAGAGCTTCGCCGGCGGCATTTGCTGCTGAACCCACCAACGGATGATCACATGCGCCGCGCGAACCAGCTCCGCGCGATGCTCGGCGCACCACAGCAGCAAATCAGGATGCCTGAAAT